CTCTAAATGTCATGTCATGCCTCCGAATTTTCTAACATAACTTTAATCTCTTGGTAATACTTTGCAATCTTTTCAGCACAATCTATACCATTAATAATTCGTCTTGCATTAACAGGGTCCTCAGTTTTATCATTAAAATACTTTTTCAATCCCACTCCAGTGTATACTCCAAATCTCATATTGTATGACATACAAAAATAAGCATACTCAGGAACCAAAAGCAAATCTGGATTGTTAATAAAGTCAACAGGCTGTTTGGGGTGAAACTTGTTCCATATGTTCTGTGAAGTTGCATAATTATCTTTCCACGTTGTTTGTGGGTATCCTCTGCCGTAATATATCTGACCTGTTAATTGATCTTTGCGGCCATATTTGTACCCCTTACCCTTGCTAAACTCTGCTATTGGTTTCCATTTACCGGCGCATTCATGTTTTACTGTAGCCAGTATGTATGCAATCCAACGAATATCTTTAACATTTGCATCTGTGTTAATAAAATTTAAAAGTTCCAACATTCCTTCATGTTGTGCTTCATTCAGTTTAATGTACTTATTATTATAAAGGAAAATAAATTTTTCGCAATTAATATTCATCACACACACTCCAAGGTTGCTTTTAATCGATCAGAATTGACAAGTACTCCCGACACATCAAGCAACTTGACTTGCTGCCCGTACATTGTAGCATCAAGTCCTAGTCCTGTTTTGCCTTGGTATGAATTTTGACTGTCCCCAATTTTCTCCACACTGATTCTGGGATCAAGAGCACATGCCAAATGAGCAGACAAATACAACTCAATTAGAGACAAACGAGCATCTGTCATTCTGCCAAGGGGGTACAGTTGTTCCATCACAATCAAATGTGCTGTGGTAATGAACGGAGTTGTTGAGATCTCTGTGTCTAAAATTGCTTTTACTTCCGCATCCGTAACCCCGGTGAACATACTTACCTCCCTTTCATTCCTTGGATAGATGCTGTTGCCTCACCAAGTACTAATGTTACATATTCATTAGCCTGCAATTGACCAATCCAAATGAAGTTGTCACTCCCAGCACGCAATGGGTACGTTTTGGTACTATCTGTGTTGAAATAGTAAGTTGCATCTGCTGTTGGATCCACCTGCATTGCCAACCACCCTGTGACGTTGACAGTTCCACCAGTCCCCTTTTTAAAGGTGATCGTACCTGTCATTGAAGCATTCACTTGACTCTTAGCAGGATCGGGAATGAATGAAGGAACAGAAACTCCAGCATTATCATTAAACAAACTACCATCAATCTTTGGTGGTCCATATGCCGCGGAGGCTACAAGCATCGTAGAAAAACCTACCCCAATGGAAATACAAAAAATAAGTAACCACTCACGTATCATAATAACTCCTTTAAATTAACTTTTTTAAATTCCTGTATTGCACTATCTAGGGTTGCGTTCAATATTTCCAATCCCAAATTCTGAGCATCTTCCGCAATCTTTTTAAAGTGCGGTAAAAACAGTTCATTGTATATATTTGGACGAGGTGAAAACTTATGATTTTGGTGCCAATTGTCTCTCCCGTCTGTTTGCTTCATGTCATACCCTAAAAGAACAATTCGTTTGGCACCAAGTAAATACGCTGCATTAATTGCTGATGCTCCTGAATTTGCGTTCCAATACACCTGTTCTGGGTTCGTGCTTATCCCTGATAAATTTTTACGTTTCACTTTTAGCAATCGCAGGTGTTCACACTTGCAGGGTGGGCAGCCCATGATTAGCCCTTTGAAATTCATCAATTCAGCAAAGTTCCAAGTATACCAACGACAATCAGAAAACCAAACTACAGGGATCCAATTACGTCCCAATTTAAAGGCGTCATTAACTGCAATAACACGCTTTCCACGCAGGGATTCAACGTCTGCCTGGGTTAAACTAGGCCCTCCTCCTAAGAGGAACACCGTAGCATCATTCCATATCTTATGAATTTTCCAGGGTTGCATTGATTATTTCGTCCACTTCTTGTTCCGTTAAAGGAACATCGTTAAAAGGCTTTTTGTCTTGATCTTTGTACAAGTACCAACCTTCTTTTGTTTGCTCTTTGTGGAAAGTAGGTGTGGACTGCACCACATGCTTTTCAACGACAACAGGACCTAAATCAATCCATTTGGCATTCCCAATATAGAAATCATCTGGTGCTATTATTACATCACCAGGAACTATAACCTTTTTAACGCCACCTTCTTTAAAATACAATTTCCCAGACACTCTTTTCCATGTATGTTGAATTTGCATATTTATAACTGGTTCCAACTTTTTGGGAGTTACTGTTCGTGCCATATTGTCTCCTCTTTTAAAAAAATCCCTCCCCCATTAAACTGGAGAGGGATTTCATTGAATCACGTTCTATTTATTACTGTGGGTTTTATGACAATACTGCAATACCGCAATGCTGTCCCTGAGTACAACGAATCTGGGGAACTTTAATTCCCATTACTTTGTAGTGAAGAACCATCCCACCCTGTTCCTGCCATTCAACTGGAGTAATCTCCATCCCGTTGACAAGACGAACAACATCGGAAGTCATCTGAACCATGATGACATGATCAGCAGTCAATTTATCAACAACTTTAATATCAGTAATACTAGAAATTTGAAGGAGACGTTGACGAATAGTTAGTGTACCCTCAGATTTAAAGTCATTATCAAGTACAGTTTCATATGCAGTCGGAATATAAACAACATAAGGACCGTAGAAACCATCGGTAATAAGTGCCTGTTTCATAGCAAGCAAATCAGCCAACATATTAGCACCAGTAACACCAGAAGCATCCCAATGAGCATCCAAAGTCACTTCATTAATATAGGGGAAATCCAGATACCCATATATCGTACCGGAACCATATTTGTAAGAACTTGTGCCAGTGAAAAGAATTGTTTCCATTTTCTCAGCAACAGCACGAGCAGCCATCTGAGCATTGGTTGTATCAATAGAATCACCTGTATTACGCGATTCAGCCAGGTTACGTGCATTAATCGTATAATCGCAATGAATCAGCGGCAGAGGGAGGTAATCAGCACCGTATACCGGGCGATCAGTTTTGGTGTTGGAAAGACCATCCATGCTCAGTTCAGCAGTCAAATACGTGTTAATATTTTCAGAGGTCAGTATAGTTTTACCAAGACCATTGGCGATGTTGTACACCAAACCACGACTCTGGAGGTCAGCAATCCCAACCAGACGTTGCTGAACTTCTTTAATGATTGCTTGGTCGTACTGTTCCCATTCCAACCGACGCAAAGTCGCAGAGTTAACAACAATTGTATGGGGTGAATTCCCATCATTAACCGTCATGTATGCTCGACCATCTTTACCAACCCAAGGACGAAGAGAGTTAACGTTCATGCCATTCTGCATTAAACGTTGTGCAACCCCTCCTTCTGCTTTCATCCCGGTGTCATTCATAATCAAATTGTCCATTTTAACTTCCATGTGCATTCCCCCTTATGGTTTATTTATTAAATTATTCTTACACAAATACGAGCAACAGCACCGGTGGTTGTAACTGCTTCCGTTGCTGTAGCAACAATTCTATTTGGGTAGGATTCCCCATCACTCACGGAACCCTGAGCCTGGGCTTTTGCCAGCGTTCCATCACCAGCACTTTCAAGATAATCACCAATGATGATTGTCTGAGAAGTTGCCAGAATAGCATTGACTTCATCACCACGCTGACAAATATTCGCTTGTACTCTATCGGTAGAAGCATATGCATCAGTAATTACTTTACCCTGCAATTCATCCTCAAGTGCAAAGATTGGAATAACAGCACCACCAACAGTGGGATGCACAATAAATGCATCCGAAGAGGTTACTTTAACCAGATGTCCTGGGGTGATTGCTCCAGCTGCCACTTTCTCCAGACGATTCTGGGCAAGGGATTTTAACATAATAGTGTTATAAGCCATTTGTAATTCCTCCTTAGATTAATATAGTATTATTTTTTTTCAAAATTGATTACAGGAACTACCATAGGGGCTTCACCCTGTTCACCAGCATCAACAAAACGTGAGCCTTGCGCACCGGCGTAATTGACAACAGGAACTATAGAACCAGCAATTTCTGCCAATGTTTCCATGTCCATTCTCGACAGGCGTTCATCCGTGATTTTGTTGGATTCATTTGCTTTGATCTGAGCAACCAGACCCGCTTTACGTTCTTTGATCTGATTGGCAACAAATTCATGTTGCGCTTTCACCTCAGCAGGAGCAGCAGCAAGCAATTCCTCAAACGTCACAGGTTTTACTTCTGCATTCCCTTTCATCAGTTCTTTACACTTCGCCATTTCAATAGCAGAAACATCCTGTTTAGCTGCCAATGCTTCAATCTTTGTAAACTGTGGGCATTCACAATTTTCAAGGAATTTTCGATCATCTTCCACAAAATGACCATTTGCAATCAGTGCTGTAACTTTTTCTTTCCGTTCCATAAATACTTCCTCCCTTTTGCTTTCTTTAATTTCTTCTTTCTGCTTTGTAATATTTACCATAATTTGATTAACATCTTCCACTTTTTCTTCCGAGTTGGCTTTGATGTACTCCCCTGACAACCAAGAAACAATTCGATCCAGAAGAGTCCCTTTTTTTTCATCCGCCATATACAATCCCCCTTTTTCTGTATTAGCACGAATACCACAACCATCTTCCCATGAACATGCTCCCTTAAGTTCTGGAAGCAATGCTAAATGATCCGGCCTGATATCCCGGACGATTGCACTGTATTTTTCTGTATTCCAAATACCTTCAATCACTTCATCAGTACTAAACAAACCCGTGGAAACTTCCAAAGGTTTATTCTGTACAAGCATGTCAAGAACACAGGCGTTAACATTCGTGGCACGACTTACATCCACATAAACATCTCCCTTTAAACGTGGAGTAGGCTGGTCTGAATACACGACATTGTACAAACGACCAACACAATATGCATTCATTACATCTGGAGAATTGCAACTAATAGGCAATCCTGCAACATCCTTTGGATGATAAACTGGAACTGGCATCCCATTCCAAAATGAGGCACTTAATTCCAATTCTTTCGCTGAATAAAATAGAGGGCCCGACGAACCATTATGGACGCCTTCAACCATTAAGACGACAGGAGCGATTATTGTGTCCCGGCCCTCAAACTGTACTCGTTTTGAATTTTCAATAATATTGATTGTTGGTGAATAATAAAGCATTTTTAAAGTACCTTCCCTATTCTGTTTTTGGCACTATTCATGATAAAATATAAATTAGGAAATTACAAGTAAATTTTAGGGTGTTACCTCTGTTTCTTCATATGCAGGGACACAAATCTTTTCAGCAGTAAAAGAATTGGAACCCCAAACGGATTCAAAATATTTCTTATTGATCTCATGCAACTTTACATACCCTGGGGGTTGCTCTTTGTAATGGTTCAGATGTACTGTTACAAGATCATCCAATACCTCAAAAAGTATCTTTGCTTGCATCACTCGATTCCTAAAATCATCATCGTCAAAACAAACTCCAAATTTGTATTGCTCGTCAAAACCTCCTATCTTTTCATAAAATTCTTTCTTCATTGCCGCACAAAAATGGACCAACACATTCCTTTCTTTTGAATGTTGATACCATTTACCTTTTGCATGTTGCAACTGTTCCATTGTCATAGATTCTGCCAGTACAGATAAACATGATGCAATTGCATAAGATTCTGGGAACTTCTCAAAATGAGCATCTAACCCTTTTAACACATTTGTTTGGTGAGCACATTCGGGATTCGTTAAAATCACGTATTCCCCAGAAGCATGTTTTGCCGCAACATTAAACAATGTTACAGGACTCCAATGCTCCATTTCACCAGCAATTAAAGTGTAAATTGGCAATCGTGAAACGTACGCACCCAAAAGATCAGCCAAGTTTTTCCTAGTATGCTGATTCTTGAAATTCTTTACATCCTCAACAATAACCAATTCAATATCACCACGTAAATGATATTCATGATAAATAAAAGATTCCAATGTGGTTCTGAATTGTGGGATTCGATCAATATAAGGGATTAGGAATGAGTACTTTATTTTTCCCATAATTTCCAGGCCTCCTTTACAAGCACGTATTTATCAATGAAACTAAATGCATTTTCTTCTGTTACCAGACATTCCTTTTTAGCGACCTCTGGATTCCCTGCATACCAATGAAGTCCAATTGTATCTGGATGTAGTTGCAATTCAACTGGTTGAAAATATTGTTGCATAGTCCCTGTCACATAATAATGGTATACAATTTCTGGATCATGATAAAATGGCAACGTTTCACACACTGGCCACACATATGCAAGATACTTATTAAGTAATTCAGCACCAAATGCTTGGTACGCTTCCTGCGGCATTTGTTCAAGTCCAAATGTGAACAATTTACGGAAAAAGAGTTTCCCTATCCCTGAGGACGTAAGAAACCCGATTGCTTGGAACTGCTTTGTCCAATTAGTTACTGCACGATACTGACACAACCCTGCCCCAACCCATTGATCGCATTTTGTATCTGATAATGACTTAATATATAGAATATCCATGTCAGACCAAATACCACCATACTCTGCCAGCAAGTACCAACGAAGTAGATCAGATTTATGAACCTCTGGAGTGCTATTGGGGATGCCAACACTTTCAAAGTCAATCACATACACAAAATCACACAGATCAATTAAGTAGTCATGCCCGGTATAACAATTGACTTGTTCTCCAGTTTTCCATGGAGATTCTTGAGAAGGCACAGAAGGAACCCACAAACGAACATCCCAATCTGGATTCAACTTGTGGAATGACAGCACTGTTAATGCTCGTAGATATGACAGTGGTTGATTCTTGCCCCAATACAAATGAATTATACGGTTGAACATAATTACACAAATTCCTTATGTTGCACTTTAGACAACAACATTTCTAAGGCTCGATTGTATGCTCCATAGTAGCAGCAAGAACACAATTCTCCACCTTTAAAAGGTTCCGAACTATGCTCTTTGATGATCTGAGGAAATTCATCAACAGTTCCTAAACAAAGCTCTTTTGGGAATGATTTTGAAGGTGGATCCAATGCATACTGAGCACCACAACAGGCATATACCTTCAAGTCAGGAGTAACAACTGGTTTCAAGTAGCAGATACGACAATTCCCACCATGTTCTGGTACATTCCGCTCCTGAAATATCACAGGCATTGTAATATCTTTCAAATGAGGCAAAAGACGTTCTTTTAAATTTGCCATTGGAACGTCTTGTGGACACAGCAAATCAGCAACAAGGCGAACATGAGTACATCCTATTGCATCCGCAAGATAAATTAATTCCAATATTTGTGGGAAGTTTGGTTTGGGAGACACAACATACGAGAAAGCCCAATCAACTTTATCTGCTTTCTCCATAATTGAAGTGAGTTTCCAACGATAATCAAAAGGGAAAAGTCGGTCATCACCATGTGAAATTCGGCACCATTTAATTCTGTTTAATGTTTTAGGAGAAATAGTTGGAAGTAAAATGCCATTCGTTACAAGACCCATCGAAATTGCACGACATTTAAAAGCATCAATCATATCATCAAAATATGGGTAACATAAAGGGTCACCACCACCTGTTATGGTCACACTTTCCATACCAGAACGATCTAAAATAGCAATTGTTTCCCGCATCTGAGTTAATGTCATCTCTTTAGTTCTATCCTCTTCTGAGCAGGAGCAGAAAGAACATTTAAGATTACATTTATTAGTTGGTATGAATTGCACATGAAGGGGGGGAATAATTCGATCCTCCACAATACTCTTTACCAATTTGGAATTTTGGAGCAACTTCACAGGAAATGCATCCGCCGCTGTAAATGACGCTTTGTCATCTTGCATTACTTATTCCCTCCAAAATCAAGAACGATGCCTGCCCCGCCCTTCCATTCATCACGTACAATCAATTCCTTTGCAACTGCATGTCGATATACAGGCAACTTTTTGAAATCCTCAAGTGATACTCCACATGACTCCAAAAGGGACATAAATGACTCAGATTTATAGGCGGGCAAGTCCCATGCATGTTTACACCAATCAGCATTATCCAAACGTGCATCAATATTTAACATTAAAATCTCCTTTACTCAAATCTAATTGCACTTACTTCAATATTTCCTGTCATTTCTCCACCCAATACAACGAATTCCGATTCACAAGTACATCCAAATCCAGTTCGTGTGGTACTTAGAATATTTTTGGCAGGGACTCTTGTTGTTATCAAAACACGTTCAACCTCTTGAAATTGTGACATTTCATTTGCAAAATACCTCGCGGAACCCTTATCAGATGAAAAAGAACTCATTGGCTGGAGTTTGATTGTGTGTTGCCCTGATATTTTTAATGTTGGCTCAGGATATGACATACCACGCAGCAATTCAATCTCAGCAATGCTATTATTCGCCAATACTTCTTGGGTTAAATTATACTGAACTCGCAAAAACTTCCGGTATACTGGTATATTTACTGATTGCTCCGCGACAAGATCTATTGATTCTCCAGATACAAATTTAAGAATCTTAGGAGGAAAATGCATTGTTGTGGCATCAGTTAATCCAAATTCTTCCATTGCTGCTTTTTGCATAGCAATAACCCTTGGGTTACTATCACCAGAAGTCATTGCCCAATTTTGAATCCACTCAGAAATTCGATCTAGAGAGGTACGATTCAAATCAACAATTTTATCTTCCATAGGAAGTTCTTTCCAATATGTTGCACCTCTAGAATCTTCCATATAACGATTCATATATGCATTAAAATCAGGATCGTCTTTCATCTCTTCATATATCCTTTTACAAAGCACTTCTTTTTTCTTACTAGCTTTTACTTCGTCAAAACCACCATTCTCAAATATTTCATCCAATTCTTTTGATGTGACAGTTCTACGTGGTGCTTCTGTTGATGGTCTCCCTGATTTTGCTTTCTGCATTTCTGCTTGTTTCTTCTTACTGACAGGGAGGGCGCAACATCTGCAATTTGGATGGAGTGGGATCATCCCTCTAATTTGTGCTAATGTAAAAATCTTTCCTTCATTACTTGCACATTCAGGGCATACATGAAATCCTGCGGTTAGCCATTCAGCTTCCACCGCAACACCTAGCACTCCCCATTGTTCGTACTCATTAATTGTCGCTTGATGGTGCGCATTAATAACTTCCGTACGTGCTAAAGTTCTTGCCCGAGTAATCCCGATCTTATCCACCCGATCCACGAGCATACGGGCTATTTCCATGGGATTACGTCCCTCAGTTAGGCCTTGTGCTAGAACTCTTGATATTTGCTGGTCCATTGCTGCTGTAACACCCTTTAATTCGTTGTAGGCTCTTGTGTATATGACTGCAACACGATCAGCACTAAATGGCTGATTGAAAGCAACAGCAACAGAACTTTTACCAGTAAAATCCACACCAGTTGCACTTGGAACGTCATACCCAGCTTTACGCAACTCAGAACGTGCTCTGGACATACCTCTTTGGTAAGCAGATTGAATGTACATATTTGTCCATGGTTTATCCCCTTGATAAAGTCCTGGACGCATTTCTGTAGTTAAAATATTCTTTTCTTCCATTTCTTTCAACCAAGACATAAATCCATCAATCTTTGTAGCATCAGTTGAGAATTGAAACTGACTTGGTGTTAATTCTGCATTAACAAAAGGAACACGTTTCACCAATCCAAATACATCTTTGGTAACAACAGCATCAATTATAGCACGTTTAATCTTTGTAAATCTCCGAACCATGTCTGCCTCAAATTGACGACGAATAGACAAGGTCCGAGTAGGATCAGATTTTAAACTTGCTTGGATTGTACGAACAGCAGGCATTATTTATGACTCCATTATAGCATACGAACATTCCGCAGTTTCTCCATCCACTTCAAAATATGGACACATCGGAAGCATCCCACCGCCAAATCCTGTAGCAACACCAAAACATGCCTCTGATATAGTGCATTCAGTTGTGGACATAGCTGCAACTGCATGATTAGACTTTTCCTCATTAACTACAAATTTAGTTGGGTCGAGTTTCATTTTTTAATCTCCTCTTTTTTGACTGGGGCAGTTATTTGTGTTGGTGCAACTACAACTGGTGGTGGTTCAGGAGGTTCAATTTCAATACTCTCCTCAGCACCAACTCCTAGAATTTCTTTAATTCGATCAATTTGCTCTGGTGAAAATTTCAGCACTTCCTCAAGGAAGAAATCAACAGGGACAACTTGATCTGCACCAGGGGCATTCATGTATGCTGCCAATGCTTCTGTCATAGTTTTAGATACCAATGCCTGTTCTTGTTCAGAAGAGGACCACAAATCAGGCCATTCAATATGGTAGTCATCGTTCTGTAATGGAGGGAGAACTCCCACCAAAAGCAACAAATCAATTACTGGACGAAGAATACACGGCTCCGCATATTGTGTTCGACGTTCTTTAATTCGATTCAACCAATTGCTTTCATCCTGAGTCGATGCAAGTTCACCACGTTCGGAACCAATCAAGATCCTTTTTGGGATTCCTGTATCACCTGAAATTAAATCCAATTGTGCTGAAATTGCTTGACTAGGATCTGTAACTTGTGGAGATAGATCATTTACATCCATATTCTGCAATCGAAGATATCTACGCAAACCATGCACATAATCATCAATTTGTTCTGTCATATCCTCTTTGCTTTGTGCGTCAATTGTAGCCCCCTCTTTACTGGAGAAAGCTTTACCCCCTAACCCACCTTGCCAGAACATTTCGGCAGAACCACCAGCCACTTTTTCAAGGTCCTGCAAACCATTGAATACACTTTCTAACCTTGGAGTACCAATAACATCATTATCAAGTAAACCATCAGCAACATGGATTACTCTTGAGTGATGTACCCGAACAACCTTTCCTAATGAGCCAGACGGCGTTGTGGAACCAGAAATAGATCCAACCGTAGTCATTGCAATAGTATACATTACGGGAAGTCCATAACGAGGATTCGTTTCATCATCTTCCCATTGCACCACTTGAATACTACCAAAAGAATATGGTTGTACATAGATCAACTGCATACCATTCATTGGTACAAGAGGCTCCCCCAATTTCTTGTTATCACTAAACCCTAAAAGCAGCAAAGCAAAATCAGCAATGCCAACTAAAGTATCCAATCGTTTAAATTTTGAAAATATGTGATGCTTCTTTACCAACGCATCCCAAGCAATTTCAAATGGAGTGTCTTTCTCCTCTTCATCCTCATAAATTTCAACATCACCACGCCAAGTAGATTCAACAGGAGCGTTAATGATACGTTTCCCTAAACGACCACGTTTAAAAACATTCCAATAATCTGCGAACTCCAAATCTTTCTTGTACCCCAATGCTGCATATATATCCCGTTTATCATCAAAACTTTTACCAAGCATTCGGGCATAAATATTACGTTGTGTAAGTTCAGTTAATACGCGCAACGCTCCTACCATTGATTCTGGTTTTCCTTCTTCATTCTCAGACATTAAGCCCTCCCAATTACATTTTTATATTTTCGACTTGCTTGATAATGAACAATCACTGGTTCCAAATTGAAACCATAGAATTTTGGAGACAAATCAAATATCCAGGTATACTCAGGAGGGAGTTTAAATACATCAACAGCAGGGTACTTTGAAAGTACGTCAGAGAGTGCTTTCTGGTCCCATATACCAGGTGCTTTGTAACACGCTTCCTGCCACATGTCTAAGAGTGTTCTCGTATGTACTGTTGGATTCACCCAAATTGTACCACTCAACAACTCAGTCTGTTTAAAATAATGTACTGCAAGATCATAGCAGGACAACAAAGTTCCTCTCATAAGATATGGAGGGCAAACAAATCTTGCATCCGCATCAACATATAAAAAAGGTTCTTTTATTACCTCACAAGCCTCAATCAATATTTCTACTTTTTGCTGACAATTACGTGCCCACGAACCGCTGGATTGCACTTTGAATAGATTAACATCCAACAATCCAACGGCATGGGCAGATTCCTTCATTTCAAACGCTTCTGTTTCATACGGTGTATTCTCAGTATAAAAACTCACAACTGGGATCATTTTGAACTTTCCTCCAAACCGAACTTGATTCATTTGTTACAGTTTAACAAATCGTTACTTGAATGTAAACGATCCCGAAATCACACTTAATCTTGGAGGAATAATAACATCTAATGTAATGTCTACGGAATCCGACACACTAGAAGATATATTACCTGCAGCATCCTTAGCCCATGCGTATGCCATATACGTGCCTGTTCCATTGTTGGCAAACGTAAAAAAAGTATTTGGAGAACTTAACCAATCACAATTAGCACTTGAATTAGTTGGGGTCACACAATAATTAGTCACTCCAACAGCATCAGTGGCAGTAAAACCACTAACTGCTACGGTCAAACTTGTAGAAGTAGTAGGTACTGTAAATGCAGTAACAACAGGAGCGGTAATATCTGCACTTCCCGGCACTGCTGTTGCAACCGTTAATTCATCAATCCACATTGATTGTGCAATTGGTGAACCAACACCAATATAAGGTCCGAAAACAAATTGGTGAAATTTCTTCGTTGGATTCTGTCCCGTTCTATAAGTCAAATCAGTTCGATTTTGCGCCTGTACCCCATCAATCCACACACGCATAATACCATCAGCTTGTCCTATCCCACTAACAACTGTATTCATTTGGTAGTACAACTCAACTTTATGCCACGCATTTAATGAAACAGAAGTATCTGGAGTATACCATCCCTGAGTACTATACCAAGGTGGTGCATTATAACAATCACCAACAGAAGCACCTGGAGCTAAGGGTGAATTGCATCTACCGACACTCCTATTTTCAGTTATAGCAGTTAGATCTTTCGGAGGAGTACCATAAGATGTATTAACTACCATGTTGTCCTGAATAAAAGATGTTGGGTGAACTGCATAAGGACTTATGGTATCCGAAAGCATTTCATAATAAACATTCAAATACGTATTTGATGGCCCTGCCCAATCACCATCTAAATCTGATAAAATATTGATCATATGTGGATGATAAGAAACCCCAGAACCACGCCAACCTGTTTGGAACTTAGTATAATAAGAAATGTATAATGTCTCTGTAGGTGTAAACAATTTTCTCATTGCACCACCATTTGTTGGAAGTGTTGCTCCAGCTGGCCAATACCATTGCATGGCGTTCCCACTTCGACCACCCGTTACAATAGTTCCTTGTGGAGTTGTGTCATACCAACCACGTGCTGCATACGAAGTGTCCTCAAAACTCTCAGTAAACAATGTCCCCGGAGTTGTGACTGGTTCCGTAATATCCACTGAATCAGAAACTGATGTACTTATATTTCCAGCAGCATCTTTAGCCCAAGCATAGACTGTATAAATGCCATAACTTCCAAACGTAAAAAAAGTATTTGGTGAACTTAACCACGTACAACCAGAGGAACTGTTAGTAGATGTAACACAATAATTAGTTACTCCAACATTGTCTGTTGCAGCAAATGTGTTGATTGGTACGGTTAGATTGCTTGCTGTAGCAGGTACTGTAAATGCAGTAACAACTGGAGCAGTGATATCTACCGAAGTACTTCCTAAAGTTCCAATCATAGGATGCCCTGTGGCATCCCTTCCAGCAGGAGTATCCGTGGTAATTACAAAATCATCTACGTACTCCGTTTGATTCTGGCTGACACCACCATTCCAAGTAGACATGATAATAGAACGTATTGCAACATCACCAGAGTTAAGTAAAGTAACATGGGATCTGTCTTCATATATCAAGACACCGTTTTTCCACATCCTATAAATAGGATCGGTTGTGGATAACTTGACATATATTTCAAGGCAGTTCCATGCGTTTATATCAAGAGTAGCACTTGTAATAGGGCCAAATCCCGCTGGTTCATTAGATGCAATAATGTGACCAGAACCATTGGCAATAAAGGAATGAAAACCATGCGTGGTACCAATCCGCAATATTTTGATAAACTCAGAAGCTCCAGATGCATTTGCCCAACTCCAAGGGGAAACAAGATAGTAGTACCCTCTCGCCCAGATTTCCTGTCCATTTGATACGTTTTGAGGGTAAGTAATTTCACCATGAGTTAGATTCCACCCTTCATTACCAGTTGTCCACGACATCTTCGCAGACTTTGAACCACCTGCGCTTTTATCAGAAGAGTATTTTGTAGCCGTTCCAGCATAATCAAAACCACTTGTACTATTTGCTATGTTACCTATTGTACCACTTTCAAATGTTGCTGTTTTAGTCCATGCAAATGCTAAAGAGGGAATCAGAACGAAAAATAAGATCACTTTCAATAAAAATTTCATTAGAAACCACTCCTTGCATCTGTAATGTTTGAATACGATGCTTTAACTGTGTCCCAATAGAGTATGTTTACTGCTCCTGTACCTAATGCAATCCACTTGGACTGGCCTGTGCTCGTTCCATTAGTGCTAGTTGCTCTCTGTGTCCAAGTTGTTCCATTCGATGAAGTCCAAACAGTTGCTGTTGCATTTGCACCAGTTCCTTTTGTATACATCATTTTTAAATAAACTGGGGTATTTAGTGCAACTACCCCATCAGCAGAATAAACTAGTGTGCCTCCAGTAGCAACAGCGCCAACCTTACCTGTAGGACCTACCACCAATTGAGCAACAATAGTATTACTACTACCATATATTGCCAAGGTTTGCACAGTTCCATCAGAAAAAGTACCAATCTTAAAATGTGCTGTAACATAAAGAGTGTCACCTACTACAGCGGGGGTTGCTGCGCCTCCATAAGAACCTGTTTGAAGAGAGTATGTTCCATCTAAAGGAGCAGCACTATACCCGTAGTTATTGGGTGCACCATGTGTCCACCCAGTGGGCTCTGTCCCAGATTCAAACCCTTCATTGATCAAGTATGTCATTGTCCTATGTGAAAACATTACCATGGGTCCCCAGGCACAAGCCGTAGAAGCAACCAACAATACCAAGAATACAGAAATTAAAAATCTTTTCATAATCACCTCACTATTTATTAATGTATTGCCCACGTTCCAGAAGTAGGATATGAAGCCCATTGCCACGCATCCATACCTACGAAACAAATACCATCACCCAAAGCACCCCCAGAAGTAACATAACCCCCAGAAGCTGTATTTACTCCATTGACATCAATATATTGCCCTGACGCTGAGGTATTAATTCTAATTGATCCTGTTCGGCCCACATAATTACGATAACAACGCTGTTTTCCCAATGCAGAAACAGGCAATGTATATGTAACAGCAGTACTGTTGGTCGCGTATACATTAAATGTGTAAATAAACAATTTCTCTGGTGACTCAACTGCATTTGTTGTTGCATAGGTATTCACAACATTTGCTAAACCATCAATATCACCCGTGACAGCCAAACTAGTCCCTGTGGCATCACCTAACAAAGAAACAGCATCAGTATTTTTAACCAAGTTCCACGTTGTCCAATCAGAACCATTGTGAATCACCAATTTATCAGTTGCTTGATTATATGCCATCTGGCCTTTAACTGGAGATGCATACGTTGGGGCACTTGTATTGGTTACTTCTAAATAGTGATCCCCATCAACCGCATTAGTAGTGATAGAAGGAGTTGTAATCGAACCCGTAAATATTGGAGAATCTGTTAAGGCCAATTCAGTACCAGATCCACTTGTGGTATATGAAGTCTCCCAAGATGATGCACCAGAATAATTTGGAATACCAGCAGTTGCGGGCCACGTCGCGGAAGCTCCTCCTTCTGAATCACATATGATCTGAGTACCACTAGCTGAATAAGTACAATACTTGGTATCAGTCATTGTGCCAGCAGTTAAAGAAGCAAGCGTTCCAATTCCATAACTACCCCATAGAGGGGCTGTATCTACTCCACCAGATAGCAATGGCCTTCCTGCTGTTGTGTCAGCCAAACGGGTTGGTACACCTGCTGTGCCACCATAAATAATATCACCAACATTCGTCATTGGATTAGTAGATGTTGTTTGCCACGTCCCGGTACTCACACCTCCTGTTGGAGTTGTAAATATCAAAGCCTGATTGCCAGCGGGTAATGTATTTGGCAACCGCAATTCAAGATCAGCGGTTAATGTATCAGGAACAGAAATCTTCCTAAAATTAGTTCCACTTCCTAAACCCTCCAACATTGTCAATTTCTGACCTGTTGCACCCTGTGTTGTTGTCCACCCACAGGTGGATGATATAACACCATCACCAAACGATACCACACAGTCTGTGCCTGTAGAAGCATTGAAGGTCCATGTGATGGGTACACCAGCACCATAAGTCTGTGTATACCCTGAAAGAGACCCACTACCTGTAAATGTAATTGTGCCTCCTTTTTCCACTCGCAACTCTCGATCAGATGGCCAGGCAATTACTGTTGAAACAGTTTGCGGTGAACGTACTACAATAGTTTTACCAACCATACTAGCATCTGTAGCACACTGAGCTAATGTCTTGGCAGAAAGTGTTTCTCCAATCTTTGACAAAACAGAAACAGTGGCATACGAAGTGTGCGCCACAAAAACAATTAAAAATGGAATGCACCAAGTTAATCTCATATCTCCTCCATTAAGGTGAAACAATGATCATTATTGACCGCAGGTTAGTTGGAGCAGCAGGTAACACAGGAATGTTCACTACATTGGAATACGCACTCTCTTGTCCTGTTGAGTTATACGCTGTTACAGCAAAATTGTAGGACTTCGTATTATCAATAGTTGCTGTTGCTTTCAAAGTGCCCTTTGGAATCGTTTGTACTAAAACATATGCTGCCGTTCCAACTTGCTGATACAAATGATATCCAACAATCGTTCCTGTATTGGTATCATCCCATTGCAAGTTGATCGTACTGCCAAAACACACTGATGCAACTAATACCAAAAACAATGCTGCAATAAATCTCTTCATAAATAAACTCCTTTACCTATTTTAATATGCTTCTGCAATGATAGTGCAATATGTCGTTGCATTCCCAACTTTACATGCATACGAGGATGTTTTGTTGGTTGTTGTCGTTGTTGAACCAGCAGTACCAATCCATGCCACCCCTGTCCATGTAGTTGTAACTACACCAGCCCCCCCACCTAAGGATAACGTAATGTATCTCACAAGTCCAGAAGCTGGTTTGCTGGTAAATGATGTTGTGTAGGCTGCGGCACTTGCTCCATTGGAATAATTGTAATCACAGTATGCAACACCATCAAGATTTAATGTGGCATCGCCTTGAGCAGCACTTGTTATTGTTGGGCAATCTATGTTACTTACTGTCGGATTGGCTGAATAGGCTGGAGCAGCACCAGTTCCTTGGGAAGTGAGTACCTGCCCAACAGCAACAGCAGCAACTTTACCATATGCCGTAGTACTTGACGCAACCGCTAAATCACCTGTTGCCTGGTTTGCAATTGCAAGATTGGAACCATCATTTGCAGCAATTACTACATTAGCTGCTGGAACTGTTAATGTGTAATTTGTTGCTCCATTGTTTGCACTTGAAAACGTGGTAAATCCCGTGGAACTACCTTTCAATTTAACACCACTATCCGAAAATGTTTGTGCTTGCGTCCATGTCTGTGCTGTTCCAAGTACTGCTGGATTTGTTAATGATGCTTGTTTACCTTCAATATTACCATTAAGTTTGCCAAAAGCACTCAATATAGTGTCACTTGCTGAAACTGTTCCCACACCTGATGAATAATTGGTTAAAACCTTACCTGTAAATGCTGTTGACGAAAGATTGCTAAAAATAGCATCCGCATATGCTGTTGTAGCAACTCTGGTACCATCATCTCCTTGATCTTGTGTAATTGCTGTTGTTCCTGCTGGAAGCATTGTAATGTTCTTTACTCTCTGACCAGTAATACCATCCCAACCAAGTAAATCTCCATCATTAACTGGAGCAACAGATACATTCTTTATACCTGAACTTCCTCCTGAACTTCCTAAACCAAACCCTCCTGCAATTGAAAGCCCACATGAAAATATAATTCCTAATGTTATCAACATCAATCGCTTCATATTAAGTACCTCCATCTCGTTATTACCATGTACCTGCAACTTTCTTTGGTATCGCTAATTTATTAAATGCTCCTGAACTTGCATCTATTTGGTCTTTCCACTTACTAAATGGGAAATTTGCCATTTCATCTATGTAGTCCTGATTCCACGGTGCCCTTACCATACAAAAATTACCCCAATTCACCTGCACTGACATTGGGTCTGCTCTCGTTACCTTATCCCCTGTTGCTGTTTCAGCATGTATGGGGTATCCTGCTAAGTTTTTAATTGTCCCTCTTGCTGAATCTTTCCCCCCGCTCCCAGGTTCTTGTTCTATCCATGTAAACACATTTGTGCCATCCAACTGAGCAGTTAACTTTATTCTATCCTCTCGATCATCCGTGCCCCACTGGCCACGAACAACATCTATTATACAATATTTGCCATTGCTTAATAAAGCAATTTTAACTCCTGCTGTGTGACAAGCCCCTGGATTCTCTTTCTTGTCTGTCCCTGCTTTATCCCAATAGCGTATCTGTTGCTTGATGTTCCATACGGGAGGCATATCTATTATTTCGATCTTGCCAACTTTGAACATACCACCCTCAGGTGGTGCTGGTTGCTGTTGTATCTGACCAGCATATCCATATTGTCCAAGGTCCGCATTTAATTCGTGGAGTGTCTCTGTACTCAATCGAAGGGGGTCAAGCATTCCATTAACGTACTTCTCAGCAAGTTCTGGGGGCTGCACCAACTGAATGACCTTTTCCCCTTTCGTTGTTGTTGCTCCTTGGAATATCTCTCCTGGTAAACAAATGTGACGTATCTGTTTCTTCCCAGCTTTCATTTTTTCCAACATCATTCCAGACGGGTCTTTCTCGTCCAGTCTTTGCATTACCAGAATAGTTGGAGTGACCGCTTTATCAATTTTACGTGTTGAGAGAGTACGTTCCATCCATTGTGATGCACTTCTCAATTCTATCTCACTAGCAGCTTTCTTAGGATTTAATGGGTCATCAATAATAATAACATGAGCATGCATCCCGGTTACAGTACCACCAACACTAGTTGTGAACCTGGAGCCCTTTTTATTGTTGTGGTAGTTTGACTTTACATCCTTGTCCTGACGTATATGCAGTCCTGGGAAATACAATTGAAATCTCTGACTCTTGAACAAGTCCCTAGCAAGATCAGAATGCTCCACCGACAAATCAGAACTATATGAGCCCGTAATAAACCGCATTGTAGGGTCCAGCAACCAACACCAGACTGGACCCATGACTGTGAATATCAATGATTTTGTGGTACCCGGAGGGACGTTAATAACTAGGTCATATTCTTTCTTCTCTCTCTTGCGGTGTATCAATACTCCATTACAGTCGTATACCGGAGTACCAACAACACGCCGTATCACTTTCTCAAATTCTTCACAAAATACATCCATGTGCCATGCCCACAACAATGGCTCTGCCACCACTTCATCCCAGAATTGCTGGACAAAGAATTTAAACGATCTGCGGCACATTTCTGCTAACCCTGCTACACGAGGAAAGTTCAATTGATCCTTCGGGTCAGGTAAAGCTGGCATTGTTATTGCTGCTATTTTATTTGGAATTGTTCTCAATATATTCCTCAAAGTAGAATTTTATTGGTGCTTCCTTTCACTTCCAAAGCATTTCTTTCTTCCACTGTTTAATCTTTTCCTGTATAGTACGTGCGGGAAAAACAGACATACCAAACAAACTGAACCTACGAGGTACCAAAGCATCATTGAGAGTTTCATATGTAATCCAATCATGTATCTCCCATGGATCATATAATTTACGGTAACTTTTACCCGAAGAAAGGTCCCCCTTGTATCTGCGGACCCTACGATTGGCAAAATGCTTTCCTATCTTTCCATGCTCAGGAGCCATCTTGTGTATTGGTGTATGCTTATAACTTCTGGACATTCTTTCTCCCCAGTATACACACAACCCACTTACCATCTTTTAGTGTCATGTGTGACATGCAATCCATTTCTTTGTTCAGATGAAGGAAATGGGGCATCCAACGACATAAGTTGTTTTTCCTCATGCAGATATAGCCCCCTTCCCTCCAATAAGTCCTAAGTGCATACCACAAGCACTGACACACAAACATCAATGCTCCTTCAACTTGCAGTCCTTACACACCTCTGATTTATTACACTTACCATATATTGCCAGTATAGCACATTCATGTCTTGTCATATCATCTCCCAAAAACTGAATATAGAATTAGAAATGCGAACACCAGAACAACCAAGTCCTCAAACACATTAAGTAAAAAATGGGATCCACTCTTCTTTAATTCTTTCGATGCCTGTTTCATTTGTCCATACCTCAATAATGCGAAATCCAACATGTGCTGCCAGTTTCTTGTTGCGCATCCATTTGGTTTGCCCACACAAAGTACCACCGCCAAACACTTTCACGTTCCTACATGTGTATGCTATCTCTTTGTGGTCATGCCCTGCAAGCAGGATATGTGGTTTCTCTCCACCACTTAATTGCTCCACAAACTTCTGTGTTCTGTATGATGTGGCATAGGAAGCACCATCCTCTCCATGCCACATTTTAATAGTAATGTTACTTATCTTTAAATCTGCTTCATGCATCCCTAGATACACAAACTTACCTGGCATACGCTGTTCCAATTCTTTACATGGGTCAAATCCAATGTTGTTGTGCCCCCACAAATCGTGATTACCATCAATTGCGTACACAGGGCATGGTAACAGGTTCACTCTGTCATGTGCTAGTTGCAGTTGTGCGGAGGAACCAATAGCCTCCAATTCATACATATGCCCTGGGATTCGGGAATTCATGCCCTCAGTAACATCTCCCGAATGACAAACAAATTGGCACTCCTCTTTCTCAATCAGATCAACAGCCTTTAACCACCAATCTAATTTGGAGAAGTTGTGTCCCATATGTGTGTCCGTGATATGTGCAAACTTAAATGAGGACTTGCTCCAAAGAAATTCTTGAGGTTCAATTATCCTTTGTTGTGTTCCTCGTCTTAGCAGTTCAATTTCAAATGGGGAAAGGTCAAATAAAGGTTTGGGGGTTTCTGGTTCTAGTTTTACCTCTGGAGGATCTGCAAATGTTTCTCCAGCACACTGACTACGTTTCATTTCCAAAAATGTTCTTGCCTCTACCTGTGTAACCTGTGCTATTCGTTGCAAGCGCACTCTACCAATTTGGCAATCAGCTTCATACACCTTTTCCATCCTTTGAATCGCGGCTTGGTTCATTATCTTCCTTTCAGTAACTCAAGTATGTAACCATTAATATTAAATTTCATTGCATTTAAAGCCTCTTCCAATGTAACCAAATGTCCATCAGTACGATCTTTCACAACTATATCATGATGCAATGCCCATGCATCCATCATGTGTCTCTTCATTGACTTCATGTACTCCTTTCTTGGGATCCCCTTTTGCCAGTTGTCTGCGGGACGTCTGGTACCATCCCTGAGATATGTATGACCATGCATGAACTCCCCAAAAGACATTTCCACCAATGGATGTGTTGCTTCATCATAATCAAGTTTATCTGTATTGTTGTCACGTATGGCACCGGATTCAAATTCACGGGTTGGCTGTGTAGGCTTTAATTCTCCACTCAGAAATTCTTTCACCAATACACCATCATCCCCAACATAGGAACAATTTATAATCTCTCGTTTTGGGCAAAGATGCACAAGATTCTTAGGCAAACTTTGTTTACAATCTGGGCATATGCAATTCTCAGCCTGTTCCATAATAGTATCCATTTTTTCCTTTATTGCATTGTTTGAAAATTCAGGGCAATCAAATTCCCGATGCCCTAATTTACCACAGTAACTACACAACCCAAACACAGCTTCCCTGCCATCTTTATTAACCATACTACACCTCCCCATTCTCAACACGTTTTTGCTCCTCGTACGGAATTACATGCATCTGAAAGAACACCATGAATGCCAAAAAGTGCGCTCTCTGCAATTCATCTGGGAACAGATCAGCAGCAATAATATCCACTGTTGTCCATCTTGGGTTAGCTCTCCACTCCTTCATTATGTCTTGATAGTAAATATAGCATCTGTCACCAGCACAACCAAGGCATGGTTCCTCCCTGTGGTCTTTAGTCACGAATGGCATTGGATGTACTCCTCAATGAATGTGACACAATCTCTTTCTGAATCAAAATGGTTTATGGTAGGAAGATCAAGGTAGTGGAAGATGTTTTCTTTAGGTCCAATTATACAGATTAAGCAATCACCCAAACCAAGTGCAATCCCTAACTCGACATGCCTCCCTCCACGCACGGAAGGTACCTCAGGACTCTGTGAAAAAGCAATCAGGATGTTTGACTTGGCTAATTCACAAAAGTCCTTGTTGGCGGTGGCAGACAGTTCAAACTCAGAAACCTCTTTTAATGTAATATTTGGTGAATATGATTCATGTATCCAACTTGAAACAACCTCAACATTGGGTAAGAAATGCGTGAGTCTTTTTGCAAAATGTTTAATCTCTTCTTTCCTGTTGTATGCTGCTGCCAGATAAACATTCCACATGATGCTACTCCTCCATTGTTTTTGACTCTTCCATGTAAAACGATTGCAGGTTGAATAAGTGCTCGTCACAGATTGAACAACCGTTGTGATCAAAAAGAGAACCTGTTGGGAACACTTGATCCATGTCATATACTTCCATAATTAACTCCTTTTATTTACTGGGTTGTTTAAACACTGTTTGCAAACTACACCCTTACCATGCACTATGTTCTTTTGAAATTCTGGACAATGCCATGACATAATAGACTCCTTTTTGTGTTTTTCTCTATGCAAGAATCGTGACAACCTGAAAATTAGAACCCTTTAAAAATCCCCTGTGAACCCTTTACTGATGCGGGTTTCCCTACGATGGCATCAATATATTTTTGAAACTTACTCTATTCAGAAATACCCAAAACCCCTCAGAAGTCAAATGCGTTCGTTTTAGAGGTATATGCAAGAATCAGTAGATCTATCGGAATTCCGATAGACATGAACACTCAATTTAATTAAATTCTATGAGCCAATGTGGAAGAGGTACTGGCAACGTACTTTCCTCCACATCGTGTAAAACTGTCATCCCACAAACAGGACATTTCTTGGTTTCTTTGTGCTCCACACCAATAGCACGTAAAAACTCTAATGGTTCTGCTTTGACTCCATCGTGATGCATCCGTGATTCAACAATGTGTAAGTTCATAATACATTCTCCTTGAGTTAAAAATCAAATTTAATTCCAGCCTTCACATTGTTCGCTATTGCACCTACTTCCAATCCAATCCAAGTCAACTGCCAAACTTTGCGAACAGGTACTTCCAGATTTAGTACTGTTATAGATTGTGGTAACAAATATGCAATACCAGCATGTCCAACAGCGCAAGCAGCAAAGTACAAATCCACTGTACCAACATTAGGATGCTTTCCAAGAATAGGATTAGTCTCGTAGTAACGGTCTGGATTCTTTGCAATCGTTCTTGTCTGACTCCAGTCCATTGCCAAAGTTGCTATTGTGGCAATTTCTAAAGCTGTGTCTATCTTCGTCCATGCGTTCTTGTTGGTTTCTTCACCAAAACACGTACTAACCAACACCAATGAAGCAATTACCATAAGTAGGAAGTGTCTCATTTCTTTATCTCCGTGTAGTCTGCGTTCTCAATTTGTGGAGCATCTTCAACAATTCTAGGTGGTGCAGTTCCTCCTGTCAATTCAATAAGTCGTACCAATTCAGCATCAGTCAACTTAGTTGGGTCAATTGGTGCTAACCCACTTCCACCACCTTCCAACATTACATGATTGATCTGCCCTTTTATTTGGAGTTGCTGTACATTCGACCATCGTTCTGGACATCTGTTGGTTAAGATCATCTGGAGTGAATTAAAGTCTGGCTGTACATGCTTCCAGGTTTCTTTTACCAATCGCAACTCCTGTCCAACTGGAGTTTTCTTTACTGTGGTCTTACCAGTGATGGTATCCGTGGTTTCTTCTATCTCATATAAAGTCACATTCTGGTACTCTCGTTCTGGGAAAGTATAGCCTGTTGCTTTCTTCGCCAACGTGGTCTCACACCCGTTCGACAGGTACAAATCCAGCCCCATCCTAATGGACCTGAATAGTTTTTGGTCGTCTCTCATCCAATTACGCAAACAGTCTGGAGATATTAAAAAGAGCTTTGCCAATTGATTGTAATCCACACCTTGTTCTGAGCAATATAGATATGCCATTGGGATATGGTACTTTGCATCATATACCCTAGGTGGTCCATTATGTTTCTTTGATGCTTCTTTAATTACTTTCTTTATGTTCTTTTGTGGTCCAGTTTTACCAGGTGGTTTGGAATATACCTTTTGTGCTCTCTTTCTTATAGTACCTTTATTGGTTAGATCATCCATTTGTTTTTACCTTTATTATCATTGCTTTCATTATCCAATATTCAAGTTGTTTCTTATCTGGTTCGCACTTGGTAATTATGCTAAACCAAGTCACTCCAAATTTGTAGAATTTGAACCACCACTTGAATGATATTTCCAATTTTAATGTTGATGACATAGTAAACTCCTTTTGAATTTTTCCCATTGGATGTTGGTAAGAATTGGGTTACGGAATATACAAACTTCATCTTTGCACATCAAGGAAAGCAAGTTGTCATAGAGAGACTTTCCAGGTAATGTGCATACCAATCCTTCAATTTGTCTCTCAGTCAGATCAGGTATTTTGACGAAGTAAATATATTTTAACATGTCAAGTTTAGGTGCTGTTATATTTATTTTCATGAAATACTCCTATGGCAGTGAAACGTGTTTTGGGATACCAATGAAGATATGAACTTCACCCTTCATAGTTTTGAATTGAAGTTCTCCATTGATGGCAATTGGTTGCCCATCAGCACTTCTCCGTTGTGCAATTACCTTTCCTAACTCTTCATCCGCAGTCACACAAAATTTAATCTCTTCCCCATCCAGTTGAACTCTAATACCCTCAACCCTTTTACAGCACCACAACTCATACCCTGGATCACCTCTTCTTGCCGATATTCTCATTTTATTTCATTGCCTCCACTTTGGCTGCTCTGCGTCCTCTGCAGGTCACTAAATATAAATCATCTGCCAACAACACAGTACTTTCTACAATACCTTGATCAGCATAATTTATTGGAGGATCAAAATTCAGAATCTCACCTGATGATACTGGGGATGCTGTGTTAAAAGTAATCACCAAGCATTTCACCATGGCATCCCTGTATTTCTGTATCCGTTCATTATTCATTTTGTCTCCCTTTTTAGCATGTAATATGCATGTAATTCTTTGGTAAATTCCACTTGATTTCTCAATGTAGAAACAGTATATAATCAATAAAAACAAAAGAAAAGAAAAAAGACTTGATTTTGTAAAAAACAGCATTTTCTGTAACATTTTTCTTGTATATAATATTTAGATCTGTCATAGTATATATAGAGAGAAAAGAAAAACACAGAAAAATATAAAAGGGGAATAATCATGAACGCAACGAAAATACAAGGCACTTTTTGGAATCTCAACAAAAGTAAAAAGCATACTTTTACTACTCTTACTTCTGCAACTTCAGAAATTTGTAGAATTGTTGAAAATGACAAATGTATTGATATTGAGGTTTATACAGTAGTTATTGGCCCAAGATTATTAACATTAAGAGCAAACTAACTCAAACGAAAGGAGTTCCAAATGAAAACTCATAAAATTATTCTTTCAACCAACGTGACCAACGTTAATGATTTTTGTAATTGGCTAAACACACAAGGGCACCATGCAGCAATTGGTAACTCCGACTACAGTTATCTTAACAATCAATCAACCTACTTTTGCACAGATGCCAGAAACATATTGAATGCTCTATGGGACAAATTTAGTAATCAAACACAAAACTAACGAAAGGAGTACATCATGAATGCAACATATACAAAAATGAAAAGTAAACACAATGATGATGTATTCTTTGTTCGTTATCAAATTGGGTACCATCATTATTATTTCCACAAATGTGACACAGAACGTGAAGCAGTCCTTGACTGTAACTTACTTAACGAGAAAGTGTAAGGAGCTCGTCATGTTAAAACACATGTACTACAGATTGGAATCTGCTGATGGAAAAGGTGCTGCAACCTATTCTGCATATGAAATGGGTAAACATAAACTGATTGCTCCAGAACTTGATTTTTCTCAAAAATATGAATTTTGGTTCACACAACAAGGTGTCAAAGAAGTTGGAATCCACTGCTTCCGTGCAATGAAAAGATGCTTAAACAAAAATAACATCTCTGTACGAAAAGCAGATGCATTCCCTAATAGTTTAATTGCATATGAAGATCAACACCAAATTGCAATTTGTCTAGGAGGTTATTAAAATGTCACCTTGGTATCTGAATCCACATAAATGTTGGAAGTTCATGGAACGTGTGACAAAGCACGTTCCATATGATGAATTACACAATTACACTGATCAACTCTGCCAACTACTCTGGAACAAAATTGAACGACACCACAAAGGGGAATAAGTATGATCTTCGTTCTATACACTGACAAATCCCTAACAAGAGACCAACTACGAAAGATCAACAAAACATTAAGAACAGATAAAGTCATAGGTGACAAAAACACAGGTTCATACACATTTATTAACATTGAGAGGTGACTTATGCAATCAACAACAGGGAAAACACCAAAAGAAATCGTGGTCCGTGAAATTGCTCGATTAGAAAAAATCAAAGTGGAGGGACTTCCTAAATGTTTTGGAGGACATTTTGATCATTTCTTTAACAGTTTCTACCAAGAGTTTAGCACGAATCAGACCATAATTAAAGAATTTGATGCACTGCTTAAAAGTGCTCCTTGGCGAAAACTCGCCAGAGAGGTCAAGAAAATTCATGGATATGACTTTATCTCGGAAATTGAAGTTGGTGTTGACGTTCTTAAACAAATGTTGTGAGGTATTTATGTCTCCCTTTAGTTTAAAATTAAAAATTAATCGTTTACCAAAAAGATCCCCTGAGAGGAAACAAGCAATTCACCAGCTTGTAAAACTACTTGTTCCTCTTCACGGACCTGACATTCCAATCCCAAAGGAGATTCAATGAGAACATTATTTTATAATGAAACGAAGGTGCTCACAAAAACTAAAAAAATAATCCCAATGGAACATCCTCACAAAAATGGAAATACTCACACATTCTCACCAGAAGAAATTAAACAAGTAGAAACTTTGTATGCACCACCTTTAACTAAACAACAGATTCACTGGAAACATGTTCTTGATAAAATAATTCCCGACATGTCAGATGTTACACCACATAAACCTTAACAAAATAATCTATCCAAAGGAGAACATCATGGAATCAATGATATCAACCCTGGAACTAATGACTAAAGTAAAAGATTATCTAAAACTAGTAGGCAAATCTCCCACCTCAGATATTGAAAAACACTTTCGATATGTAACAAAATGGCATGATCCTTCTTGGACACGAAAGTTCCTCCATCGTGCTGAAAAACAGGGATTCGTGAAATGTGTTGGTACTGACTGCTTGAATGGCAAAAACTTTGTTGGTGGTAGTGAAGAATGTCAATGGGAAGCTGCGAAATGATTCTCCAAAGACTCAAAAAAAAGGTGGATCAAAAGTCAGATACTCCAATTCCACATTCTCGGTTTGACTCACAATTTAAGGTAGAAGGACTCCTACATCCCTTGCTTCCATTTCAATTGGAAGGAGTCCAACTGATTGATAAATTCATTAGGCTCTGTAATGGAGTGCTGCTTGCCGACGACCAAGGGTTGGGGAAAACTGTACAAGCTCTTGCATGGCTGCACCTGCACCCATTAAAACGTCCCGTACTCATTATCTGCCCTGCCAATTTAAAGATGAATTGGAAAACTGAAATCGAGTTTTGGCTTCCATCTTCACAAACACAAATCATCAGCGGCACTGAATGGCAAAGTATCTGGGCGGAATATGTGATTGTCAACTATGACATTCTTTCGCGACCCATAAATGGTAAGGATTGTGTTCGTCAAGACCTATGGGAAACTGACTGGCAAGCAATCATCTGGGATGAAGCACATTACATCAGTGGAGAGAAAATCATCCGTGGTTGGGCAGCACTTGCTCTCAGAGAAAAGCATGTTCCACTAATTGCAATCACGGCGACACCTGGAAAGAACAGACCAAAAGACTATTTCACGATCATCAACGCAATAAACGATAAAATGTTTCCATCATTCTTTAAATATGTCCACAGGTATTGCGGAGCCAAAAAAGGATACAAAGGGCATTGGGACTATTCTGGTTCATCTAATGAAATTGAACTACACAACAAATTAACCAATTCTATGATGATAAGACGCAAAAAATCTGATGTATTCAAAGACTTACCAGCGAAAGTGCGGAGAGTAATTACCTTCGAACTTGACAACAAAACAGAATACGAACAAGCAGAAAACGACTTCCAAACATGGATTGAAGAGAATGGAAAAGAAAGCAATTCCATATTTGCTCAAATTGAAGCATTAAAACAATTAGCCGTAAAAGGAAAAATGAAAGCTGTTATCCAATGGGTAAAGTCAATGCTGGAGACTGTTGATAAAATGGTGATCTTTGCTGAACATAAAGAAACCATAAACGTGTTAATGTCTGAATTTGGGAAAATAGCAGTCCGTTGTGATGGAGGAACAAATGAAAAAGATAGAGAACAAGCCAAACAACTGTTCCAACAATGTAAACGGTGTGGAGTTCGCAAAGAAAAACATGCATTTACTCCAAATGCTTGCATTGAGTACACACCCGATTTATCGTGCCGCCTTTATATTGCAAGCAAATCTGGAAAGGAAGGAAATACTCTCACGGCTGCGGAACATGTTGCCTTCATAGAACTTTGGTATTCTCCCGCAGATATGGACCAAGCCGAGGATCGGTGTTATGGGCGCGCTGGTGATCTACATGGTGCAACTGCTTGGTACTTAATAGCTCACAATACAATTGAAGCACACTTATCTAAAATTTTAGACCTCAAAAACATTACACTAACCAAAGTTATGGATGGGAAAGAAGTTTCAGAAAAAATGCTTATCACAAAACTTTTAAAGGAGATTAAAAAATGAAAACAAAATATTGTCCTAATTGTAAACAGGAAATGGGATTTAAAAGAAGTCTTGGTGTTGGAACAATTTTGATGATCGTACTGACTGCTGGTTGGGGGTTACTTCTGCTCCCATTGTACCCTTCCCGTTGTGTTCGTTGTGGTAACAAATATTAAAAGGAGATCAATCATGAAAAAAGAACTTTGTAAACATAAATGGGTGACAAAAATCACAAAAATAAAACATTGCTTTGGGTTATTTACGACAACAGAAGAAACAACTTTTTGTATCCACTGTGGAGGTTTATCTCCATATCATTATTGGTAATAAATATTAAAAGGAGATTGTTCATGAAAGAATATGAATATAACCAGGAACTCACTTCTCAACCTTTACTAATTTGTGAATTAAATATTTTAGGAGAGTTTGGGTGGGAACTCTGTTCGCTCGCAATCCTTGTCAATATAATGGACACACCATACTACTACATTTTTAAAAGAGAGAAATAGTCATGCCAAGAACAATTAATCCACCAGAAGAAATTAAAGAAATCTCCAAATGTCAAAACAAATACCCTTGTGGAGGTTGCGTACCAAACCCCCCACACGATTGTCCATATGACGTAAAAAATCGTTGTGGTGCTCCGTGTCAAGATGCAATCATCTGCCACAAACTATGCCACAATCTGCATTGCAAAGCATACAAGGACTACCATGAACTTGTTACATTAAGACGCAGAGAAGATACACGAATCTGGAATGCATCACATAAGGGAGAAGAGCCCGAGGTAATTGTGGAACAACCAGACAATAACGATTGGGAAGAAACTGTTTCCGCTTTAACATTAAGAAGAACTCTGCCACCACCTGAGGAGATTTAAAGTGTCATTTGATGCCATAAGGTTCTTAAAAGAGAATCACCTGGAATATGATGATTCCAATGAACGATCAAGAGAAGGATGGGTAAATATCAATTGCCCTTTCTGTGGTGGTGGTTCCCGTGGGTATGATCTTGGAATCAATCTTGAAGGTGAATATGGCAGCTGCTGGCTTTGTCGTGGTAAAAGTCTACAACAAGTAATCAAGAAACTGGTGCATTGCTCATACACAGAAGCAAATAAAATCATCAAGCACTACCACGGGAGAACTGCATACATACCTAAAGAAATAGCATCAACAAACATTAAAAAACTGGAACTGCCCCCAGGAACTGGTCCCATGCAACAGCAACATGACGATTATTTGATTAGTAGAAATTTTGACCCTGAAAGACTTGAAAGAATTTATCAGTTGCAAGGGACAGGCAGAATAGGGGACCACAAGAACAGAATTATAGTACCAGTCTATTTTGAAAACAATTTAATCTCATATCAAGGACGTGAAATTATACACCGTCCTAAGGTATCTGGTGGGTTTGACAATCGTTGGAAAGCTTGTGAAAAAAGTTTAGAAGTAATTTCGCACCAACATGTACTTTATGGATATGATCTTGTAAAAGGAGATACTTGCTGTCTGATTGAGGGCTGTAGTGACACATGGAGACTCGGTCCTGGGTCCGTAGGGATGTTTGGATTGGGGTACACCATACAACAGATCAATTTATTAATTAAACGCTTTAAACGGGTATTCCTTTTGTTGGACCCTGAACCACAAGCGCAACTAATCGCGGAAGAGATTGCATGGAAGTTGGAATACGCAGGACGAGAGGCTGTTATCTGTGATCTGGAGAAAGATTGCGACCCTGGAGATTTAGATCAGGATGATGCTAACTATTTTATGAGGGAAATTCACTTACGAGGACACAACTAATGGAAACTAATGACTTTACTGAAACGGATGTACGCTTTGAATGTTTAAAATTGGCATTAGATGGAGTCACGTGCGAGGACGATGTAGAGGTCCTCAGAGTGGCAAGAAGGTTCACAAAATTTGTATTGGGCAAGAATAAAATTGAAACTTCAAAAAATTAGTATTAAAATTAAAGTTCTTCACTGCAAAATCCCTACAAAGAGGCTTTCGGAGTCGCGCCCGAAACGGGAAAGGGGGTCAGTACTCCATGAACTGACTCCCGCTTCAACCTAAATACCATGGAGGTATCAAAATGAAAGAAAATTCACTAATCATCCCCGCGGAAGTTGTTCGTCGTTGTTTAAGCATAGATAATGGAACTGATGCTTTGTCCCTATACATGTTTTATGTATACACACGGCATACTCATGTAAAAAATTACTTAAGTAACTCATTTATTGTGCGTGGATTAGGATGGTCCAAAGAAAAAGTAAGACTTAGTGAAAATGCATTAGATTACTTGAAAGTTAGGGAATTATAAAAATGAACCAAATGAATCAAAACATTGCACATAAAAAAGAGGCTTTTTCTGGTCTGCCAGATATAGGTGTCTCCGCGGAAGTTTTATTTCATCCTGAACTATCGAGCACTGAAAAATTACTTTTTGGACTTTTACGCAATTTATCACAAACATCCAAGGGTTGTTGGGCAAGTAACAACTACCTGGGTGCTCTTTTAAGTGTTGGGGGGCAATCAATTTCAAATAGCATTGCCAACTTAAAACAATTACATTTTATCATTGTGGAACTTCAACAAGTAAATACCAATGAAATTATACGACATATTTTTATTGATCCTACTTATTTGCAACACTACCGAGAACTAGCACAATCCAAAAATGATCAGCTTACCCCCCTAGAAGAAAATGTATATACCCCTATAAGAAAAGTTATAGGGGGGTATAAGAAAAGTTATAGTAAAGATGATAATGAAGATGATAATAAAAGAAAGACTCTTAGTGGTTCCACCACTTCTCTTTCTTTTGATCGAATTAAAGCATTATGGAATTTAGCTATGAAAGAAACAGAAGTACCCCAAATTTCAAAATTAACTAATGTCAGAAAAAACAAATTGAAAAGTCGGATCCAAGAATTATTAACCTATGATGATTGGAAAAAATTATTTATTAAAATAGCAGGGACTCCATGGCTTCATGGTAAAAATGATAAGCAATGGATTGTTTCATTTGATTGGATAATTGAAAATGATAATAATTACACAAAAGTTTTGGAAGGAAAATATGATAATTCCAAAGAAGAACCTGAGGAAGAGTACATTGGGAAGTCCCCAAAGTTTTTAAGTACGCACCACATGACTGATGCTGGAGGGTGGGAAAAAGATGAAAACTAAACGAGTGGACAGCTCCCTTGATACCCAAATTATTACAGGGATGATTGTATCCACAAATTATCTAAAAGCAATTTTGGACATGTACCACCCAGAATATTTCAAAGCACCCTTTGCTGTGATTGTTGCTAACTGGTGTATTGAATACTTCAAGGAGTACCAAATTGCTCCTATGCAACAAATTCAGGATATTTTTCATTCCAAACAACGAGACGGACTAGACGACAATACCGCGGATACAATTGAACAGTTTTTGGCAAATTTGTCAGAAAAGTATGAACAATCAGAAAAGTTCAATGTGAACTATTTACTCCAAGAAACTGAGATATTGTTTCGTAAGCGGGGACTTAAATGTCGAATTGAGGATATGGAATCTGCACTCTCTCAGGGTAATCTGGAGGAAGCAGAACACCTTGCCACAAGTTACAAAATACCAGAACGAATGAAAATCTGTGGTTTACCATTCTGTGATCAGGAAGGATTCAGACTTGCATTCGAATCAAGAGCGGAGCCACTTTTCAAATTACCTGGAGCATTAGGTCAGATGCTTAATCCGCATTTCATCCCTGGTGGATTTATGGCCTTTCTTGGTAGAGAAAAGATTGGTAAAACTTGGTTGATGATGGAGCTCAAAAAATATGCTCTCCAAGATCATAACAATGTAGCAATGTTCCAACTTGGAGATTTAACTGAGGATGAATATCGAGTTAGACAAGGAGTGCAATACTCAGGGAAAAGCAATGACCCACGTTATTGCATGGAGTTAAATGTTCCTGTGCTTGACTGCATGAATAATCAACAAATGAAATGCCCTCATGGAAATCTGAATAAGGAAACAGTCAGAGACGAAAAAGGGCAACTGTTTGAAAATGTAGTAGATGAATTAATGGAATCTCACAAAGTTTGTCATGAGTGCATGAAATTAAAAACCTTTAAAGGTGCTACATGGTGGGAGAAAAGGAAAGCTGTTGAACCTCTGAATTGGAAAGAGGCATTCAAGATTACCAAACGATGGGAGGATCGTCACCACATAGGACGTTTCAAGTTGTCAGTGCATCCAAACTCAACTATGAACGTCAAGAGCATTGAAAGAATGCTAGACTTGTGGGAAGCTCAGGATGGGTTTGTCCCAAGAGTGATCTTCCTTGATTATCCAGATATCATGCTACCAGAAGATTCAAGAACTGTTGACAAACGAGAGCAGGAAAATGAAAGATGGAAAGCAATAAGGAGATTGAGTCAACAACGACATGCTTTGGTGGTGGTAGTCACACAAAGGAACTGGATGGATGCAAAGGCTGAAACAAGCACAGGTGAACATGTTGGAGAAGATAAACGAAAATTGGCACATGTAACCGCTTTTTTTTCACTGAACCAAACTGATGAAGAAAATGAGGAAGGTTTAATGCGAGTGGCTCCAATGTCCGCTGGGATACGTGAGGGGAAAGCAAATCCAAACCAACAGGTGGTGGTTCTTCAATGTTTAGAAATGGGGAAGCCTGTTGTTGCAAGCTATTGGCAATATAAAACAGTACGAAAAGGAAGGGGGAAATGATAAAATTATTTTCTGGATTTTTATTTGCTTTTAGTTTGGGTTTCTTTTGTCGAGCGTACAGCATCCCGATCCCGGCACCTCCCACTTTTATTGGTTGTGCTTTAATCTTCACAATAACATTAGGATACACCCTAGGAGGTAAATTATGATTAAAATTACAAAAGAATTTACGGCTGAGATTGCACACCGGTTGCACAATCATCCAGGGAAATGTCAGAACATCCATGGGCATTCCTATCGTTTTCAAGTAACGGTATGTGGTTTCGAAGGCCGTGTAAACTCAGTAACTGGTATGGTGATGGATTTTAGCAAATTGAAGAGCATCATGGAATTCCATATTGGGAAATGGGATCATTCCCTGCTGCTCTATGAATTAGATCCGCTGGTACCTATATTGCAAAATGTTCCTGGAATCAATCTTCAATTATTCCCAGAGATACCAACTGCTGAAAACATGGCAAAATACATAGGTGAATCTTTGGAATGTGAATCAGTCAAGGTATGGGAAACAGATACGAGTTACGCAGAATGGGAGTGTAAATAATTATGTTAAAAATCAATGAGATATTTCACTCCCTCCAGGGAGAAGGTCCTTTTTCTGGTTATCCAGCTTTATTTATTCGTTTTGCAGGATGCAATTTAAAATGTCCTTTCTGTTTCGGAGTGCCTGCAGGTCGGAGAAAACCCGATATTCTTATGGCAAATGGGCCAAAAAAGAAATTAACGGCGATTCAGAAGGGCGACGTTTTGCTGACGTATGACGAAGCCTTTAATCTTGTTGAAACTACTGTCACAAACACAATGACAAGAGAAGTCAATAAATGGCTGCGCATAAAAATAAATGGAATCGTTTATTTTGTGACACCAGAGCACCCATTCTTTACTACGAGTGGTTTAAAATCTGCCGCAGAATTGCAAATAGGCGATATGATTTATCATAGCACTCCTTCACAGACTGCGTCGTATCGAATGCAGGCAGACAAGAATCCAATGAAGAATCCGGAAATCGCATCGCGGTCGGCAGCTAATACGGATTACGTTGCAATGGGTCAAACATTAAGTGCAACACTACAAGAAAAGATAAAGAATGGAACATATTTGCATCCATGGTCGCGAATGTCGCAAGAGCAAAAAGATCGAGTCTCTGCCGCATTTTCAGAATCAAAAATGGGTGAAAAAAATCCAAATTGGAAAGGTGGCTCAAATCTTCCAAATTTTGAGGCATTAAAAACAGTGTGCGCTAAAGCAGGCGATATGCCGTGCAAACGCTGTCTGGAGATAAAAAAGCTAGAGGTGCATCATCTTGACGGCATCCATGATAATGATGACCCACAAAATCTTACGACAATATGCCATAAATGTCATAGCCAGGTTCATAAACGTGGACTCAATTTCTGGATTAACGATAACCGATCTGACGGAAAGAGCTTTGAAGTGACAGCCGACATGCGACAGATTCTTTCCAATGGTTTTGCAGTCGAAGAAATCAAGAGCTATGATCGTACGAATATGCAACAATTTCCACATCAATCCACGCGACCAAAACCGATGAAAGTCTACAATTTGACATGCGAGCCATATAATTCGTATATGCTAGATTACATGTGGGTTCATAACTGTGACACCAAGCATCAGAAAGTGAATTTTGAACTGGAGCAAGAAGAATTGTTTAGGATAATTATGGAAACATACAGCCCTAAAGCTCCAACCCGTTTAATTGTTATTACAGGAGGAGAACCCTTTTTGCAGGACTTTTCCTGTTTGGTAACATATCTGACAACCAACAATTTTGTGGTGCAGATTGAAACTAATGGTTCTATTTTTCGTCCAGGATTCCCATTTGATGCAACAACCATTGTGTGTTCTCCAAAGGAGGGATGCATTGATCCTCGTATAATTCCTTTTGTGTATGCATGGAAATATTTAATTTCTGATGAAATGGAATGTCCAATACCACCAAAGGGTGCTATAAGTGTGTTTCTTCAACCCCTCGACGAGAAGGATATTGAAAAAAATCAAAAGAATGTTGCTCGTACTGTGGAATATTGCCTGGCTACAGGGTATAAATTGTCTTTGCAGATTCAAAAAATAATCAAAGTGCCATGATTTTTACCAATAAAATAGTTGACACCTGCACCAACAACTGCTATATTATAGATAAGAAAGAAGTTAATAGTTCTTTAAAAGTTGAATAGTTTTAATGTGAGGGGTTGGATGCAAAGCCCAACTCAATTCGTCATTCCCTTTGGATATGCTCCCTTGCATTAATTAAGTTTGGCAATGTGACCGAGATGTGAAGCCTCGCGAACGCAAAGGAATTATCTATAAGGAGAGCAGTCCAAAGCACTCACATTGTTAATTTAAACGCCTTGATTTTCATGTACCAAGGCGTTCCCAACTTTCCCTCCACAAAGGAGTTTACATCATGAAAACAACAATCAAAAAAACGTATTGCACTTCCGAACAATGTCATTTATTGCAAAAGAAACGTCAATCACACCGATGCACTGATTGCCCACGTTGGGCAGAACTCTTTCCACAAGAGTAAACAAAACCACACAAAGGAGAATCACCATGAAAAAATCCACACTAGCTGAAATTGTTGCCGTTGCTGTTGAGATGAATGAAAAACTTGGCCTCAAACCTGCGATTGAAACAGAGGAAGTCACCAAAGGCACTCTCCGTGCTGAACTGAAACTGAATGCAACTGAAATGGTCTCCGCTGACAAGAAACTGTTTTCTGCAACAACTTGGAATTTCCTTGCAAATGAGGAAATGCTTAAACATCTAGGAGAACTTGCACCTACTCCAGAACCTTCTGAACCGAAAGAAGAAAAACCTGTTAAATTGGTAGGGTCAAAATCGAAAGCATCTCAGAAGGACCCAATTGCGAAAACTGAGGAAGCCCCCAAAAAAGAAGTTGAAACTCCAAAACCTGCAAGAAAAGTTGGAGAGAAAAATCCTGCAACTGAAAAATGCAATGAACTTTTTAAACAATTGATTGCAAAAGGGGGCTGCACCAAAAAAGAAATTTTTGAGCAGCTTGTATCAACATTCCCAGGGAAAAGTACAGCAACTATCACCACAATGTTGTCTGATGTAAAGAATGTCAAATACTCTCCATTTAAACCTCTTGTTGCTGTTGTATCCGATAAAGGTATCTATTCATTTCCTAAATAACACCCACACACATTAATTATGAGAGAAGGAGCTTTAACTAGCTCCTTCTTTTTCTGGAGAATACTTATGAGAAAAGAAAAGGTCATCGTCTCACTCTCGGGTGGTATGGATTCCTGTACCATGGTCGCATACCTACTAGATAAAGGATATGCTGTTGAGTGTTTGTCCTTTGAATATGGTTCTAAACACAACCAATATGAACATGAAGCAGCAACACAGTTCGCTTTTTACTACAATGTACCTCTTACCATGATTGATATAACTCCAATTATGAAATCATTTAGATCTGACCTGTTAAAATCCGGCATGGAGATACCCGAAGGGCATTATTCGGATGCATCAATGGAGCGGACTGTTGTTCCAGCAAGGAACATGATATTCCTTTCGATTCTGGCGGGACATGCGTGGTCAGTTGATGCTACAAAAATAGCAATTGGAATCCATCAGGGAGATCATGCAATTTACGCAGATTGTCGGAGGGAGTTTTACAAGGCTATGGATTCCGCAATTTACTTGGGTACTGACTCAAGAGTGGAAATTATTGCTCCATTTATCAATACGGATAAAACAGGCATTCTTAAAATTGGGACAGATTTAGGGGTCCCATACGGATACACAAGGACATGTTATAAGGATCAGGTTTTATCTTGTGGTAAATGTGGGTCCTGCGTCGAAAGATTGGAAGCATTTAAACTAAATGGATTGGCAGATCCTATAGAATATGAGGAGAGGGTATGAAAGAAGTAATTACGAAAGATGCAATTATAGCACTTTTGGAATTTATTGGGGAAAATGTGGAGCGTGAGGGACTACGTGAAACACCAACAAGAGTATTTAAAGCATGGAGTGAGTGGACAAGCGGGTATAATGTTGATACATCAACAATATTCAAAGATTTCGGTGATGGTGCAGAGGATTACGACCAAATGATTCAACTGGATTCTATTCCATTTTATAGTCATTGTGTGATCGGGTCTACTTTTATTGAGACTCCAAAGGGAAGAATCCCAATTTGTAGATTAAAAGATGGTGATTGGATTTATACGATGAATCCAAAGACAATGGAACTCCAGTTGGCAAAATGTGAAAATCCAAGAATCACACAAAAACAAGCCAAACTTGTTGCCATTCATACTGACAATGACACGTTAATATGTACTCCGAATCATCGTATTTTATTAACTTCTGGTGAATGGTGTGAAGCACAAAATCTTAAAAATGGAGACAGGCTTGCCTCCTTATATCGAAGTGCCTCTGCAAGTGGTGAAAAAGGAAAGTATTACTCTCATTTAATAACTTCTCGTTATTCAAGACATGAAAATGGAATTAAAATTAATGGAGAAAGTAGAAGTGTTCCCGAGCATCGTTTTGTAAATTCTTTTCAAAATAGCATAGATAGTACTGATGGAAGAAAACACCCAATTCATCATAAAAATGAGGAGTTGTGGGATAATTCTCCCAAAAATTTGCAATCAATGACAATTTCACAACATAACACAGCGCATGAACGAACTTTAAAATTGGCAAATAATCAAAATAGAAAAGATGCTGCTGCGATTGCATCAGGGAAAAAAGAAGTTCGAGAAAAAAGAAGTATCTCGGTAAAAAAATATTGGTGCAATTTGAAATTAAATAAAGAAGCTTATAAAAATAGATGCCAATTAACAAGTGAGGGAATTCAGGAAGCAAGAAATCATACGGTAATTGGAGTACAACAGTTAAATTACACAGAGGATGTATGGTGCATGAATGTCCCAGGGACAGAATTATTTTTTGCCAATGGAATTGCAGTTCATAATTGCGAACACCATTTAGCGGCTATTTTTGGGCATATTTCCATTTCTTACATCCCCGGTGGACGTATTGCAGGATTGTCAAAATTTTGTCGGCTTGTAGATGCTTACGCCAAACGGTTACAGGTTCAGGAACGAATGACAAGACAAATCGCGGATGACATTCAAAAATATTTGAATCCTCTGGGAGTTGGTGTTGTTGTTCAAGCACGACATTTCTGTATGGAATCGAGGGGAATTTGTAAACCAGGAGTAATTACAACTACGAAAGCATTACGTGGATGTTTCAAAACTGAACCTGAAACCAGGGCAGAATTTTATGCAAGTATTAAAGGACAATAATTATGGAATTGAAAGCACTTGGGTCTGGTAACACAAATTATCAATATAATTTTCCTGATGCATCATTATTGGAACGCTTTCCTTCACCTTTTGAAAAAGTGGTTGGCACTCTACATATCGTCTGTCCTGAGTTTACGTCACTCTGTCCAAAAACAGGGCAACCAGACTTTGCCACAATTGTGATTGATTACCAACCGAATCTCTTTTGTGTTGAAAGCAAGTCTTTAAAATTGTACCTCATGTCCTTTAGGAATCATGGGGAATTTCACGAAGGGTGCATCAACCGCATTGCTAATGATTTAATTGTATTATTGGATCCAATGTGGATTAAAGTAGTAGGTAAATTTACTCCCAGAGGGGGGATCCCTTTTCATCCTACTGCGGAATATTACAGGAAATAATCATGCTTATCTTTCATGCAGGGACTCCTCAAGCTGAACTGAGGAACGAGTACCTTTTTCAACATTTAGATCGACGCCTGCTGTCCTATTTTGACATGACGAAAAGCGTACGCAAAACTCATTTGGATGGAGATAATTGTCCCCCAAAAGAGTATCTGATTTTGGACTCTGGAGCTTTCTCTGCATGGTCAAAAAAAGCTGTTATCAATTTTGATGAATACATCCAATTCTGTTTGACGTATCAAGATAAAATTTCCTACATCGTTAATCTTGATGTAATACCAGCCTCTCCAGGGCAGAAACGTATCTCAGGACTTGAAATTGAACGCTCTGCATCACTTGGCTGGAGAAATGCGCACAAGCTCTTTACAGCTGGAATCCCGCTGTCTAAATTGATTCATGTGTTCCATCAAAATGAAGATTTTAAATGGTTGGAAAGAATGGTGAGAGACTTCCAGTATATTGGGTTGTCTCCTGCTAATGATCGAACAACTCAGGAAAAAGTTTCTTGGCTGGACAGATGCATGAATTACGTAACAGATTCAAATGGAGATGCTATAATTAAATTTCATGGTTTCGCTGTTACTTCGCACCTCCTTATGAAAAGGTACCCATGGTATTCTGTTGATTCTGCAAGTTGGACTTTAGTTGCCGCAATGGGTGGTGTGATTCTTCCAGATTTTAATGAACCTTTCCAAAAACCACATCTATTATTTGATGTTTCCTCAAAAAGTTCTGCAATTGGAGATTTAAAGCACATTAATAATATTGCTCCTCAATTAAGGAAAAGGATTTTTTCTTATTTTCAAGAGCAAGGATTCACATCGGAAGCACTGCAAACAGATTACTACACAAGAGCGGCAGCAAATGTGCAATACATGAATAACCTGTCCGCATATTTTAAGCAGCATCCACAAAGATTCATTAACAATTACCAAGGTTTTAATTTATAAAGGAGAACACCATGGAAGAAATCATCATTACGAAAAATAACAAAAGCATAACAATCACCGCAAAAGAATTTGAAGCATTACATTCCACAACAGAAGATGGTGCTGAGAATTACCCAAATTGGGGTTCAGCGCAAACACTTTTTCATAAAATTTTGCAATTGGTGTGAAGTAGCACCTCACCAGGTAAAGGAGAACACCATGGAAAAAGAAGTCACCACCGAGCGAGTTTACAATACTGTTGTCATTAAATCCTGCACATGTGTCCATGAGCAACAGGACAAGTTGTACGGCAAAGGACGCAGAGTTTACAACAAAGCTGGCAATGTTGGGAAAACATTCTTTAGGTGTACTGTTTGCGGAAGGGAGCAAACATGAAACGTATTAAATGTCCTCAAACAGGAATTCGTTGTGGCATTGCAACGTATTGGAAAATTCCTAATCGGTGTCTACGTTGCCCCATATTTTGGAGGTCAACTACATGAGAACTTATTTAGAACATCAACTCCGCAATCCAAAATTGGGTAAGAAAAAAGCCAAGAAATTACAAAGAATCATGCTCAAAATTTATCATTTCGAACGAAAAGCGGAAGATTTAAATTCAAAAGCTATGAGGTTAATTTTGGAGGTATCGGGATGAAAAGTGCTTGTGATTATGAAACTGGTATAAATAAATGCCCTTATTATTATGAAAATGGTTCTTTGTATCCTTTCGATTGTGGTACAGAACTATGGTGCCAAAATTGCTCTATAGAAAGGAAAGCTTATGAAAATTGACAGATTAAAGTTGATTAAAATTTTGAATGCTATGCAACCAGGGCTGGCTTCAAAAGAGAACGTGGAGCAGTCAACATCATTCATCTTTGCAGGGAATCAGATTATTACCTACAACGATGAAATTGCGATCTCCCATCCAATTGACTTTGAATTGGAAGGTGCTGTCATTGCAAAAAAACTGTTGAAATTGCTTGAATCGTTAAAAGATGCTGAACTTGAAATTACGACAACTAATACGGAAATGGCTGTTGCTGGAGCAAAGGACAAAGCCGGCATTAAATTCACATTAAAAACTAACATTAATGAAATCGTGGAAGTTCTGGGTAAAGCAAAGAAATGGCATGATCTACCAGAAGCATTTTGTAATGCAATAAAATTTTGCATCTTCTCTGTCGGCAAAGATTGCACAAAACCAATGTTGACCTGCGTACACATTTCAGATAAGGATATATTTGCTTGTGATGATTACAGAGTCACCAAGTATACTTTTGATGATGCTGATTTACTCAAAATGAACATCCCAGCAAATGAAGTTAGAAATCTGAAAGACTATGCTCCAACGTCGTATTCCACAACACCTGGTTGGGTTCATTTCAAGAACAAGGAAAACGTGATCTACTCTTGCCGCACGTTTGAAGGGGCATACCCTAAAGAACAAATATTAAAAATTATTGATTCAATCAATGGGGAGAAGGTGATCTTGCCGGAGAATTTGTCTGAAACATTAAACTGTGCCAGCATATTCACAAAAGATGGTAATAAGGTTGTTTCTGACAATCAGGTGCATGTGACACTTGAATCTGGGAAGATAACTGTTCGTGGAGTTGGGAGTGAAGGGTGGTTTGAAGCTCCTTCAAGAATCAGATACAAAGGTCCCACAATCGAGTTTGAAACAAATCCAGACTTCATGCAAGACATTCTAAAATTTTCTAATGAAGTAATTATCAGTAATGATATTCTGCGTTTTGAAGGACCGAGTTTTGTTCATGTCATGCGAACAACGAAAGGACATACTCCAGAAAAGAAAACAACAAGAGAAAAAGAACCTGAACCAGCATCTTCATTTGAAGATGAACCACCATTCGATGACGAGGATATCCCTTTTTAAGGAGCACACAATGACTGACGAAATCCATCCAATAACTATGTCAAACAAAAGGAACTGCTTCTGGTGTCACTATGAACAAGTGGAGCACAAGAAACTCCATGAAGAGCCTTGTAAAACGTGTTTCAAAGAAGATACACCGGCAGACAGATACCCAAAATTTAAAGAAGTTCCTGAGGATTAAATAATGGAGGGTACACGGTTTAAACATGGTAAATTTTATCTTGGAGATTGTCTGGAAGTTATGAAAGAAATTCCAGACAATTCGATTGATATGATTTTGTGTGACCTGCCGTATGGCACTACAGCCTGTAAGTGGGACACAATTATTCCATTTGAACCTTTGTGGGAACAATATGAGAGGTGCATTAAAGATGATGCTTCAATTGTTTTGTCGGCAAGTCAACCTTTTACCAGTAAATTAATTTCAAGTAAATATGATTTATTCCGATATTTGTGGTTGTGGGTAAAGTCAAAGCCATCAAATTTTATGAATGCTAAATTGATGCCCTTGTTGTGTGTGGAAGATATTTGCGTTTTTAGTCATGCAACATGTAATAACATGTCAAAATTAAAAATGAGATACAACCCACAAGGCACCACACAAATAAATAAAAAGAGGAAAAATGGCATTTCAGTTGGTGGTAAATTGGGCGTGGCACGCCACGCTGTTTATGAAAAAGGCAAGGAATATTTACAGGAGGCAACAAATTATCCAAAACAAATTTTAGAATTTCAAGGAGAAAATAATACGTTTCATCCAACTCAAAAACCAGTGGCCTTATTTGAATATCTAATTAAAACATATACAAATGAAGGTATGATGATATTGGATAATTGTGCTGGATCAGGCACCACGGCAATTGCCTGCGAAAATACAAATAGGAATTGGATTTGCATTGAAAAAGAACAGGAGTATTTTGACAAGGCTGTTGAACGTATACAAAAACACATTGGAGAATTAAATGGAAGGTTTCTTTTCACTTGATGAAGTAAAAGCATCTCAACCAATGCAACGTATTAGTGGCTGTGGTGCATGTGGACTTCATTTACATTGTCAGTCTCCACGTATGGAGGCATCTGGCAAAGGAGAAAAGGGCATTTTAATTATTGGAGAGTGCCCAACAGTTGAGGAGGACAAGCAAGGAGAACTCCTAACAGGGAATGCAGGTCAATTGCTGCGGCGCAAATTGAGAACATATGGCATTGACATGGAAAGAGATTGCCGCAAGATCAATGCAGTCTGCTGTTTAACTCCAAATGGAAAAATGCCCACAATACAACAGATTGATTCTTGCCGACCTCGTATTTGGAAAGAGATAGAACGCTTTAAACCACATTTAATATTGTTAATGGGGGAAGCAGCAATAAAAAGTTTTCTCAATCATCGGTGGAAACATTCATTGGGGAATCAAGCCAAAGAAGGTTCCAAAAGTTCTGGGGGAATTGTCACCAAATGGAGAGGCTGGACAATTCCTGATAGAGATGTAAATGCCTGGGTTGTCCCAATGTTTCATCCGTCTTATGTGCTGTATATGAATGAGAATGGTGGAAACCAAATTATTGAAAAATTGTTTGATCTAGATTTAATGAAGGCAATTAATTTACTTGGTGTTGATGTGTACAAACCAGATGTTAAAGAGTCCACTGGAATTAATGTATTAACTGATACTTTACAAATCTGCAATGTTCTAGGAAATATCCTTGAACATGAAACTTTGATTGCAATGGATATTGAAGCAACAGGGTTAAAACCTCATGCTACAGGGCATCAAATTTATTCATGGTCAATGTCGGTTAGTGATGGGAAGGTAATATCTTTTTTAGCTCCACCCAAGGGTACGAAAGCATATTCTTTATTGGCAAAAATATTAATGTCTGAAAAAATCGGAAAAATTGGGCATAACATAAAATTTGAAGACAATTGGATTAATATTCTGATGAATATCCCAATTAATAACTGGGTGTGGGATAGTATGCTCGCCGCACATATGTTGGATAACCGAGAAGGTGTTACAGGATTAAAATTTCAAACCTTTGTACAATTTGGTGTATTGGATTATTCAAGTCACATTGAACAATATTTGAAAGCAAAGAAAGCAGAAGGTGCAAATGGGTTAAATAGAATTTATGAAGCACCACAAAAGGATCTACTACTTTATGGGGGTTTAGATTCTTTATTTACATGGCAGTTAGCATTACAACAAATGAAGGAGTTAAATTATGTCAAAAATTGAAGATCAGATTTTCCCATCAAAATGTAAAATGGCTTCCTCATTTATCTGGGCAGTTGTTCGTTTCATGTTTTCAACATGCCCTACAACAACAAGAGAGGAAAGGCAGATAAGGGTAAATATTTGTAAAAAGTGTTTGTGTGAAGTCCACGGGAGGTGTGTTCTTTGTGGGTGCTTCATCAGTTTAAAAACTTGGTGCAAGTTCGAAAAATGTAAATTGGAGTGGTGGTAATGAAAAATTATATTATTTCTATATTATATGACAAGTATTTGGAGATCCCATTTTTTGTACTTAAACAATTCACAATTTCTCGGGAAGAATGGGAAAATCAAGGTGGAGAATGAAAATGACCTGGAAAGAATTGAAAGAAATATTAAATGCAGCAAATGTGCCAGATAATGCGGAAGTGCTGTGGGTAGATTGTTATGGTGCATTTGAAGATATTAAAGTAAACATACACTACGATTCAGAAGATAATACGGTATATATTTCATGAACAGCCAGGCAACCTCATTAGATGCCTATAATCTATTCCAAGCTGGTACACTGGCACTTGCCCAAGTTGAACGCAATGGGATAAGAATAGATGTGGAATACTGTGAAAAGATGGCATCCCATTTAGATCGACAAATAAACAAACTTAATGAAGATTTTAAAAAATCTGAATTGGTGAAACTCTGGAGAAATTCATACCGACAGAAAACAAATCTCAATAGTGGGACGCAGCTTGCAGACATTTTATACAATCGAATGAAATTAGAACCAATTAAATTTACTGACAATGGGTACCCAAGTACTGATGAAGAGGCTTTGGAAGCTCTAAATGTCCCCGAAATTTCAAACCTGTTGCGTATCAGAGGGTTAACTAAAGTACGTGATACCTATTTAAAAGCATTCCTCAGAGAACAGGTGGATGGTATCGTTCATTGTATGTTTAATCTGAATATTGCAAAATCTGGCAGACCCTCAACAGAAGCACCCAACTTTGCAAATGTACCAAAACGTGACCCAGAGGCACAACGTATATGTAGGCAAGCGATTAAAGCACGTCCAGGACACAAAATAATTTCCGCTGACTTCAAAGGAGTTGAGGTCTCTATTGGTTGTTGCTATCACAACGATCCAAATATGATTTCCTACGTTTCTGATACATCATTGGACATGCATCGTGACATGGCAATGAAACTGTTCATCCTCTCACTTGATGAAGTAAAAACATGCAAACCAATTAGACAAACAGCAAAGAACAGTTTTGTATTCCCTCAGTTCTACGGTGATTGGTGGAAGTCTTGTGCTAGCAGTATGTGGATTAATTCTCATTTAGAAACACACCGTTTGGCATCTGGTGTGCTCCTTGTTGATCATTTAAAATCAAAAGGGTATAAATCTCTTGCCCAATTTGAAAAGCATGTTGAAAAAGTCGAAAGATGGATGTGGGACGACAAATGGGGAATCTACACCCAATGGAAAAAGGACTGGGTTGCTGAGTACTACAAGAAAGGGTATTTTGACATGCTTACAGGGTTTCGTTGCTCAGGAATTATGGACAGGAAACAAGCATGTAATTATCCTATTCAAGGAACTGCATTTCATGTACTTCTCCAATGCTTAATTTGGTTGGTTGAAGATGCAAAGAAAGAACATTGGGATTCATTTGTCATGAATCAAATTTATGATGATCTGTGTTTAGATGTTCACCCAGACGAGGAAAGGATGGTGATTGAGAGATTGCAGTACTACATGACTGATAGAATACGAAAGCATTGGGACTGGATAAATGTGCCATTTGAAATTGATATTTCCAGTACTCCCGTGGATGGTAGTTGGTACGAATTAAAGGAACTTAAAAAATAGGGAGTAAATTTATGACAAAGGCTGATTGTCACCGTGTAAATTGTCCTGCCGCAGGTCATGTGATTAAATGTGCTGAAAAGAAGGATTGTCCATTCCACACAAAAGAAGGAGAAGTAAATGTCCCTGTCGATAAAGTGTCGCCCCAAAACTCTTGAAGAGGTACGAGGAAATGAAGATACCATCCGTTCCCTTGAATCAGTACTGTCAAGACCAAGAGAAAGCATACAGCATACGTTTTTATTTACAGGTCCTTCTGGATGTGGTAAAACTACTCTTGGTCGTATCATTTCTACTAGGTTGGGTTGTGTTGGTATGGATTATCATGAAGTGGACACAACTTTGTATCGTAAAACTAATGACATTGAGGATATATTAAGTCAGGCTTACTTGTCTCCATGGGAAGGGGAAATCCAAGTTTGGTTGCTTGATGAAGCACATCAAATAGGAGTAGGAGGAAATTCACCATCGAACAAAGCACAAAATGCATTATTAAAAATGCTTGAAGAACCACCCCCACATACTTACTTTATATTGTGTACCACGAACCCTGAAATGTTGCTGACTACCATCAGGAGTCGTTGTGCCCCGTTTGAAGTCTCTCCATTAAGTCCTTTGACAATGGAAACATTCCTAAAAGAGGTTTCCAGGAGTGAGCGCAAAAGAGTCCCTACGGATGTCATTGAACAGATTGTTTCCGCGTCATTTGGAAGCTGTAGGACTGCATTGCAATTACTTGATAAGATAATCAACCTTAACCCAGAAGACATGCTGATAATAACAGAACAAGCGGTGGCAAAAGAGAACCAAGTTATTGAATTGTGCCGCGCGGTATTTCAACGATCTGGATGGAAGCAAGTTGCAGAATTATTAAAAGGTCTTGAAAAAGAAGCTCCAGAATCCATACGTTTGGCAGTTCGTGGGTATTGTGGGAATATTCTCTTAACTGGAAAAGACAATGCTCAGGCGTATGTCGTTATGGACTGCTTTCGTGCTCCTTTCTATACTGATGGTCGGAATTGCTTGATCCAAGCAGCATATGAAGCTGTTGAATCGATAAAAGATACAAAATAAATAAAAGTGTTGTTTTTCTTATTTCCATTGTTTATAATATTTATAGTAACAAACATAATTTTATGGAGGTTCGTATGGGTGTCTCTTGCTTCTTGTTCCCAGTTCCTTGTGTTAGTTTGCTGTTAACCATACCATTCGTTATCATTATTAGTGCTGTAGTAGTTTGTGTTGCAATTATCATTTTAGAAAGGAAAAAGTAATGTTACCGATTGTACTTTCAATAGCATGGATTCTGCTTGTCATAATCATCTTCTTTGTCTTTGGTTATATGAGAGGGATCAAATGAATATTAACTTTAAAAAAGATACTGAAATAGACGCTGGCAATCTTGACCAAGAATGGGTAAATTTGTCTCGTGTTGCTGCGGAGTACTCAGAAATGCTGGTGGATGCTAATGATCTTGTTAGAAGATCAGAGCAACGTCTAAAAATCCTTCGTTCAGAAATCACACTGAAAATTAAAGACTTAGACCCAAAGGCAACAGCACCCATTATTGAATCCACCTACCGTACAAACAAAGAACATATCGCCGAGAAAGAAATCTGGATGGATGCTGCCAGGGATGCTGAAATGTTGCAGCATGCTTGCAATAAACTGAATGACAAAAAGAAAGCACTGGAGGAACTTTGCAAACTTGAAGCCCGTAATTATTTTACTGGGTCAGACATTCCAAGAAGTATGCCCACCATGAACAGGGAAAGAATCCAGGAAATCCAAAACAAAGACTCCCAGGGTGTTGCAAACAAAATTCAGGAAAGGATGTCCAGGAGAACAACGTAAATGAACGAAATCAAAGTACAATGCATCCGTTGTGGTTTAATGACAAAAGTGGAAACAAATGAATATCACCAAAGTGGAGGAAAGCATTGTCCAAATTGCAAAGGTACAATGTTTCCAATGAGCAAACCACGAAAAGACTGGCAAAATAATAAACGAAAATGGGAACTAAATTAAGGAGATACTGTGGAAATTTACTCACATGGAACAATCCCGGTGTATGGTTTGACTATCTTCCAATTTTTTCAAATCGAGAGATATGGATATGAAGGTTTTGAAATTCCTGAAACGTCATCATATGACTGGGTAAGGTACTTTGAATGAAAATCGCATTTGATCTAAAAGAAAAACGTCCAGTGGTTGTCCACGAGGATTTGACAGGTGGACGTTACCTTTCTTCATCTGGTATGTCACAAAGACAAAGGGCAGTAATACTTCGGGAATATATTCCTTTGGATTTTCGTGTTGCTCCATACATCAATGAGCATACAACTAACAGGGTAAACGAATTTAAAAAACTTCATCAGAAGTTAATGATGGGAAAGGAAGAATTAACCGTATTTAATTTGGTGAAGTTAACAACACTGTTACAAGCAGTGAGACAAGAACAGATTTTTAGGGAACCATAAAAGGAGAATACAATGGGAAGAAATGAAGAGCGGCATTCCAGTATGCGTGACAGATTGCGTGATCGTGCGGAGGCAAACAAATCAAATGGTGGAAGTTCCTACCTGACATTGCCCGAGGGTGTCGTAGTTACCAAATTGACGAAAAGCACACGCAATGAACCAACTATCCTGGATATCGTGCCATACGAAGTACAAGAAGATGGTGTATATCATGATGGTAAATTTGGTGAAATTGAATTGCACAAGGGGGACCTGTTCCCATATCGAACAATTCTGGTGCATCGTAAAATTGGAGTGGATGAAAAGTACTACATTTGCCCACGAACTGTCAAAAAACCATGCCCTATTTGTGAATACCAGAAAGCATTGAAAAAAGATCCTAATGGGGACGAAGAACTTGCCAAAAGTTTAGCTCCGCAGGTAAAGACCATCATGAATCGACGCACAAAAGATGGTATCGAATTGTTTGAACATTCATATGCCAACTTTTATGAAAAACTGGAAAAAGAATTGAGGGAAGGCAAAGAAGAATGGTATGACTTTGCGGAACTTGATGGTGGATTTACTCTTGAAGTTGTTTTCAGTGAAGAATCCTACATGGGAAATAAGTATCTGGAAGCTGGTCGTATTGATTTTACGGAACGTAAAGATATCCCGGAAAAAATTCTGGATCAAGTTGTGAATCTTGATGAATGCATGATTATCTTGCCATATGAAAAACTGGATGCCATTGCATTTGGTGATGCGGTAGACACTTCAAAAGATTCTGATGATCCTCCAGAACGTGATCAAGGGGAGCGTACTCGTGAACGTACGGAACGACCAGAAAAAGATTCAAATCCAGAAGGTCGTCCTGGACGTGAAGGGAGAACAAGAGAACCAGAACCTGAACGAACGAAAAAAGATCCCCCAACACGGGAACGTACTCGGGAACGTACAAAAGAACCAGATCCAGAACCTGAAAAGAAAAAAGAATCTGAAACAAAAAGTAGACGAACTGAACCTCCACAACAAAAAGAAACTAAAGATGGATGCCCTGATGGTGGTGAATACGGAACAGATTGCAATAACAGGAAGTTCTGTATGGAATGCACTAAATGGGAAGCATGTGCCGATGAAGCTGATCGGCTGAAAGCAAAATAATAATTCAGAATGAGTGCTGGTAAGAAAAGTAAACGGAGGATGGAATGCATTTGAGTAAGGGGACGACAGAAGGGATACAGGTATTCCCAACGAGCTAGCCCCCTACCTGTTACTCAGATTCAAGATACCCCACCGGCCAGCACTTATTTTAAAAAGGTGAACTATGAAAAAAAAGAATGAGAATGGCGAGGTGAAGAAAGGCAAATATATCAGTTCAGGTGTGGCGTGGCGTATGTGCCAAGAGGTTGGATTGGATATAGTAATGCTTACACTACTCAGATGGATTGAGTATCATCCAGAGATAGGATTCCAACCAGCGTATGGAGGTTGCAAATGGGTGATTGATCGTGAAAGATTTATGGCTTTTATCCATTACGATGAAAAAACAGTTGATAAAAAGATTTTCATGTCATTGCAATCCGCACTTTATCTGTTAAAAACTATGGGAATTCCTATTTCAATTTCAACATTAAATATCTGGGTGAAAAAGTACAATGAATTACACCCAGATTATCCAATGGGGGTTCAATTTCAATTTGATGGCAGTGGTCAATGGTGGGTATATAAGAAAGTCTTTGATGAGGAGTTTCTACATGTCACGAACAACAGCAATAAATGATATCGCAGATCAGGTAGAACAAGAAGCCCAAGAAGAACCAGAAAGACGCATTAAACGAGTCTATAACGAAAATGATTTAGTTCCGTCGGGTTCTACATTGTTAAATTGTGCATGCTCTGATACTCCTTTTGGTGCATTTCTTCTCGGTGGTTTTGTAACAATCCCGGGAGCATCAAGTGCTGGTAAAACAATTCTTGGATTGACAACACTTGCTGAATGTTCGCAACTCCCAAGATTTGATGATTACCTTTTAATCCATGATGATACTGAGGAAAGGAATTGTTTCGATCTTCCATATCTCTTTGGTCAGAAATTTAAAGACCGTCTTGTAAAACCCCCATTGGGAGTTTCTAAAACTGTACAGATGTTTAAAGCCAATGCATTAACATTGTTAAATAATAAAAAGTCTCAACAATGTATATACATTTTGGATTCAGTTGACAGTTTGACATCTGATGAAGAATTGGAAAAAGAGTTTAAAAAAGCTCTTGCAATGGCAAAAAGTTCCGAGGCTGTTGATAAAATTGCAGGTAGTTATGGAACTGAGAAAGCTAAAATTCTTGGTGAGACATTGCGCATGATTAACAATGAATTGGAGAAATCACGTTCTTTAATTATCTTACTCCAGCAACGTCGACAGAAAATTGGATTTACAGGTTTTGGTGAAAAGTTCACAACAGCAGGTGGGGAAGCTCCTGAATTTTACAGCAACCATCGTTTGTGGATGTCCAAAGTTTCTGACATAAAAGAAAAAGGGCAACAGATTGGTACAGAAACTAAATGCCAATTGAAGAAAAACAGCATCACTGGTAAACGCCGGGAATGTACTTTTGATATATATGACGATTATGGGATTGATGATCTAAATTCGTGCATTGACTTTTTACTGCAAGAAGGTGTATGGAAAAAAGAAGGTCATGGGATTGTGCCAATTGATCTTTATGGATTTGGAGATGAAAAAGTTTCAAGAAGTAAATTAATTGAAGTTATTGAGCAAGATAATTTGGAGCGTGATGTACAAACATTTGTAGGACGTGCGTGGAAAGAAATTGAAGATAGTTTAAAACTCGGACGCAAACCAAAATATCAATAGGATTTTAAATGAGAATTAAACAATTTGTTAAAAAAACAACCACAAAAGACAATCAAATTGTGCTCAAACGATCATCATATGAGGAAATATTTGGAAAGGAACTGCTTGCCCATATACCAAATGTACAATATGAACCTTTTAAACTTGAATATAAAGAACCCGAAAAAATTAAAAAGTATACACCAGATTTTGTTATTCTCAATACTGTAATTGAGAGTAAAGGACGGTTTGACAAAAAAGATCGAGATAAAATGGCACTTGTCAAACAACAACATCCTGAATTTCGATTTATCCTTGTGTTTCAATACAACAATTGGCTCACCACTGCCCATAAAGCACGTTATTCCGATTGGTGCGATAAAAATGGTTTTGAATACATATTATGGACTGGCAGTAAAAAAGCAGGACCACTCACATTAGAGAGTATACAAAAAATATTAAAAAAATGAACGGCATGAGTATGAACAATAAAATTCGACATTGTTTTCATTGTTTTGAAGTATTAATTCCCACTGATGAAACCTGTTTTTCAGTACAGCATCGTTTCTGGAAGTGCTCTAAATGTGGAAATAAAATGTTGTGGCTTGACGATCCTAAATTAGATGGAACATTAAATGAATTTCACCGTAATCAAACTGGCGGTTGTAGTTGTGTGTCAATGTTAAATGACCCTGCTTGTACTGTTTTTGGACCTGCTAAAATGCCTGGAGATTGGGTACAACAGGAACTGATTGAAGTACCCAAAAAAAGCAGACGAACAATAATGCCTGTTACCTACGAGTATTGGGTACGATCATTAGATAAAGCAGTTAGTAATTATGGAACATACAAAACTTTGCAAGCTGCATTGGATTGTCCCCCAGCACAACACACATGCCCTATTTTTATATTTCAAAATGAAACCCCAATTTACAGATGGCACAAAATAAACAAAGAATGGAGAAAAATGTGAGCTTTGTACTGTTGGAAAGAATTGCCAAAGATTATGCTCGTCGTAAAAAACTTGGGCATCTGCAGGAACTTTTGGATTTATACTGGAATCAAGAATTAGATGATGGAACGGATTACTAATCATGTTCAAAAGTATACATTTAATTAATGTGCAAGCCCATAAGAATACTTTCATTGAATTTGACAAGGGTGTTAATGCAATTGTTGGTTTATCTGACAATGGGAAAACCACAATCATCAGAGCTATAAACCAATTGATTACTAATCGTCCAATTGGAGAAGATTATATTTCTCACTGGGCAACTGAAAATTCAACCACCATAGTACTCGACAATGGTGTGAGTATTACAAGAGGGCGCGACAAGGTTGGTAATTACTACAAATTGGACGAGCAGGTATTCCGAGCATTTAAACAAGAAGTCCCAGCGGAGATTGCAACAGCTTTAAACATGTCAGAAATCAACATGAAACTCCAGGATGATCTTCCTTTCCTATTGAGTGCTGGATCTGGAGAAGTTGCACAAACATTAAATAAGATTGTCCAGTTGGATGTTATAGATCGTTCAATCAGCAATATTCATTCCAAGAAAATAAGTACCGAACGAGATTTAAAAATCACTAAAAACCGAATTGCAGATTTAACGGAGCAATTGAAAGAGTTTTTAAATCTGGAAAAGATGGAAACAGACATTTCTATATTTGAGCAACTGACAAGAGCTAAACAGCAAATAACAGAACGGATTAAAAGATTAGAGAATATCTTAACCCAAATTAATGACAAGCGAAATCGTCTTGATGCTTTTTCACAAATCCAAATTGCAGAGGAAGCACTAAAAACAATTTCAAATTTACTGAATGACAAAAAATGCATTGAAATTAAAATTAACAATTTGGACTCACTTTTAGGTCAAATTGAAAATAAGCAGAAACAATTGATACAGTATAAGAGCATTGAACGAGCGGAAACCCTGCTAGAAACGATTTTAACAATGCAACGCAAGAGAAGAGAGCAAGGGCAAATAAAAATAAGAGCCTTACAATCAATCCTCGACAACATTAGGAGCAAAGAAAATAATTTGAGTACCATTAATAAAGAATTGAGAATACTTGATGCTGAGTACCACAAATTATTCCCAGATATTTGCCCTTTGTGTGCTCGGGAGATTAAAAAATGAAATGCAGCATTTGTGGAAAAGAAGTTAGGGCAATATTTACTTGGTATGGTTTTAAAATAGGTTATCAAAGGAGTTATCAAATAGATACACTTTGTATAACTTGTTGTATATGGAGTAACAAAATACTTGAAAGGAAACTTTGATGAAATTACTCAGAAGAATTGCAAATTCCAACAAAAGACTAAAATATAAATTTGGGGCTCTTGTTACCTGTCAACCAAAACTATGGAAAGCATGGTATCGAGAATCCGCGATAAATAATTTCTTATGTACTTTGCGTCATTTACAGTTAGCTTGTTCTTATTTTTGGAAAAGTCTATGAATCCAACATGCATAATCTCAGGAGACCTGCATTTACGTGATGACATCCCCATTTGTAGAACTGACAACTTTTGGGAAGCTCAGGCAAATAAAATTCATTGGTTGAATGATCTGCAAGAAAAATATGAATGCCCTATACTTGATGCGGGGGATATGTTCAACACCTGGAAGCCCTCATATTACTTAGTACAGTGGGCAATCAAGAATCTGCCAAATGGGATGATTACAATTCCTGGGAATCATGATCTGCCACAGCACAATCTGGAGTTATTTACCAAGTGTGGTCTAGGAGTGCTTGCAGCAGCAAAGGTGCTTAAAGTACTACGTGGTGAAGATGTGGAAATCCCAGATCTTAGAATTTCAAGTTTTCCATGGAATTATAAATTGGATAATCAGAGATATGGAGACATTGCCCTTTGTCATGTAATGACCTATCAAGGACGTAACCCATGGCCAGGGTGTACAGCAATGGGAGCACTTGAACTATTAAAATTCATGAAAGGATTTGACCTTGTAATAACAGGTCACAACCACAAATCATTTGTTGTTGAACATCACGGGCGATTATTGGTTAACCCAGGTTCATTAACTCGACAAACTGTTGATCAAGTTAGCCACAAACCCTGTGTGTACCTTTGGTATGCAAATGATAATCATGTTGAACCCGTGTATGCTCCAATTCAAGAGAATGTAATCAACAGGGAGCACATTGAAAAAATTGAAGATCGTGAAACTCGTATCGATGCCTTTGTAGATCGTCTCTCAGGGGATTTTTCCATAAATTTGTCTTTTGAAGATAATTTGGAAAAATTCTTTTCAGCAAATCGTGTACGATCTAAAACAAAAGAAATGGTGATGGAGGCAATTGGTTCATGATGGTCCCAAAAAATAATGGTGTGATAAACAAACCATCTACAAAGTGTGTGTTGGTGTTTATTGGGGAATATTCAGTACGAGTAATTAAAAGAGAGTGGTGGGAACAACAAGGGGAGGAATAAATTATGAATTGTAATACGGGTCATTTGGTATCTGCAAATGTATTTGAAACAATGGAAATGAGAATGCGCCAATTTTATGACGAAGTTCCAGACGAATTGCGTTATAATGCTCATGTGGCATTGGATGGTAATGATGAAGTAATCATTGATCTTACTGGAAATAGTAAGTTATCAAATTGGGCAAATAAAACTAGAAATCAACGCAAACAAGAATCACGCAAACGGAGAGGGAAATAATGGCTGACAAACTAACCGAAAAACTGTTAGCAATGAAACAGCAACTGGAAGAAGATAGTGCAAAAAAAGAACGCCTGAAAGGAGGACTGGAACAAGATTTTGTGACATTGGAAAAAGAATTTAATGTCACTACAACAAAAGAAGGAGATAAACTTTTGGATGAACTAACAGAACAGAACAAAAAGATTACCAATGACATTGAAGAGAAACAAGAACAACTGGAGAAAATGTATGACTGGCAGTGAATTGCAACAAAAGTTTTACGACAAACCAGAAACATGTGGGCATTGTCAATACTCATTTCAATGGCCTTATGGGTATGGTCCAAACTGCAATCACCCCCAAATGAACACTGAATTTAAACCAGTCAACCTGCATGAAGAAAGTCCTACGTGGTGCCCTGTATGAGAACACTCACATTAACAGACACAAATTGGAGACAATTAAAAGAATTAATGCAAAACCCCATTTACAGATCAGAAACTCCAGAATTAGAAGAATTGCGGAAAAATGTATTTAATGCCTGCCAGATTGCGGAACGCAAGGATAACTACCATGACTAATTTTCGACAACAACTGGAGCAACGAAAAGGTAGGAGGGATCAGGTTCTAAGAGAACTTGAGCAGTCCCAGCAAACTGTTGAAACTCTCCATCTCCAATCAATTTATGCGGAGGAAGCACAAACAATCATTCAGAATGTGGCACAACTCACACAGCAGGAATTAGAGTACCATGTATCAGAGCTTGTCACATTAGCACTAGCAGGGATTCTGCCTGACCCATATACCCTGGATGTTGAGTTTGTCCAACGTAGAAATAGGACTGAATGCGATTTATATTTCACGCGCAACGGAAAGCAGGTAGATCCTATGAATGGGAGTGGAGGGGGAGCAAAGAATGTTGGTGCTTTTGGGTTGCGTGTTTCTCTATGGAGTTTAGCTCCTGTACGTACTCAGAATGTTTTGATACTCGATGAACCTTTTAGTGGATTGAAAGGAGAAGAAGCGAACTGTAAAGCGATTCAAATGGTGAAAACAATCAGTGAAAAATTGAATCTCCAAATTATCATGATATCGGATGAAAGAGTACCAATGGCAGATATTGAAGCGGGGGCAGACAAGGTAATTCGAATTGAAATGAAAGATGGAATTAGTACAGTTAAAGAATAAAAAGCCCTCCCTGACTTCCACACAAATCAGAGAGGGCATTGCAGAGGCATGAAGGGGAGACACCCACATGCCTCGAACTTTTTAAAACCTCCATTCTAGGTTAGGACCAACGAACAATTCTGCCTTTCCAGTCGTCCCACTAATGGGCATCTTGCCTTGTACTTCTACTTGCAAATGAACATCTTTGGAACGAACAACATCTCTCTTGTAGTATATCTTAGCTTTGACTTCCCCAGTTACGTGATACTCAACCCCACCACCAAGATAGTTCTGATTTTCAAATGCCAACAGCGGGGGAGGACTAGGTTTGAAATCTGTTTTTGTATCTCCGGTCGTAGTATCGATCTTTGAGATTGTTGTTCCACCATTTGGAGCAGGTGGTATTTTTGCAGTATCAACCACTTCCTCTTGATCTTCAATTGGTTCTGTTGGGAATGCTTTTCTAACCGCACTTTTAGGAACAACTTTCAGTGGGACTTGGAGCATGGGTCCTGTTGTCTTTGGAACAGATACCGCGGGTTTCGTGACTGCAAATTCTTTATAATTTGGAGCAGCTTTTGGAATGAAGCTCCAGACTAAATAACTTATGCCAAGTAGCAGCAACGACCCATAGATTATTTTTTTGGTTAAAGACATAACTTTTACGTTATTTACTTGAGTGGTTACAAAATCATTAATTGATGCCATTTGTTTTCTCCACGTGACGATCTACCCGACCAACTAAAATGTCCATTCTTTGATTTACTAAATTGTTGTCATTCATTAAATTTTGGGTTTGCGCATCCATCCTGCGGTTTATTTGTACAATGGCAACCTCATGTGATGTGGTTTGCACAAAGATGGGTTTAATTTCCGTGTAGAACACGAACCATGCAAGTCCAAAATTTGCTACCAATAAACTAAGAATAATATTCACTCTCATTGCCAACATCCCATGTGCCTTACAATTCATCGGAGGCACGTTTTCTACTTTTCTTTTTTCGTTCCAATGCTCGTCTTGTTCCATAATCTGTGTAACCCCCTTTTGGATTAAGTTAAATTTGAACCACTAATTATCCATCCTGTAGAACTTACTTTTTCCAATGTTGCACGCCCTGCAGGTTCAAGTACCCTAGTTCCAGCTTCACCTGAACCTACCCACAAAAGTGTATCTGATGTAATTGTAATTGTTATTGCTCCAGCAGATATATCGTTTACTAAAGTAATTCTTGAACCAACAGGAAAAGCGATATCTACATTTGCTGGGATAGTCCAAGTTCTTTCTGTTGCATCCTCCGCTGGGTGGTACACAATTCCTCCCATGTCAGTAAGAGCTAGGGTGTACCCATCATTTTTTGAATTTACGGAACTTGAATTGTTTGATCCACCAGTAAGAACAGTTGCCATATCAACATCAATCATCCGTAATGCTCTTGTAATGTAAGTTGCGAAATCGGCATCATACATACTCAATTCGGGGTAACTTCTGTTGGGTGTGAAATCCCTTGTAATCTGGTAACCAAGTCCTGTGATTGTATCTCCTGTGTATCCCGGAGCAACTAAATGGAGCGTTTGTGTTCCATCCGAAGAAAGCTCATAATTAATAGAATCAACTGGGTACACATTAGGAAGTCCAGCGACTTTAAAAGTTGTTAATTCTGTTACTGGAGTATTTGACAGAGACCACAATGCACCTATACCCACTACAATAGTTGGACTAGCACTGTCTATTGCAATTGTTCCTGTTTTATACTGGGACATGATCAGTCTCCATAAGTTGTCTCCTTTTGAATTCTTTAATTATACGTTTTAGCAATGTGGAGCACAATAATTAATATTTCTTTTTATTTAAGTCCAATAGCTGTAAAACCGAAAGGATTGTCTAAAGTACTACCATTTACACTGCTATATATATGAATCTCTGCCAACCAAGTATTGAAAACCTGAGTAGATATGACGGCGGGCATAGTAATAGATGCACCTGTTATGGAAGCCAATACAACAGGTAAAGCAGCAAACGGAGTGGTGAAGGTTATCTGGAAATCTCCTGTTCCTAGTTTTGATACCGTGAATCCCGGGCCGGAAGCTATGGTACCATCACTATTTACTACTCCTGTAATCATTCTAAGCCCATTTACGGAACCCGCATTAATATTGCCAACATCTATACGATTAGCACTTAAAGTACCTGCGGTAATATTATTTGCATTTATTGAACCCGCGTACACCCAATTTGCGTTCACAGAATTTGCTGTCACATTCAAAGCGTTTACAAAAGCAGTGGTTACCGTGGTATTCGTAATTGTTGTGGCAAAAGATTTTATTTCAGCTTGCGTGTACACCGTGGGTGCTCCAGAGACGTTCACACCCCATGTTGCACCAACTGTGGCATTATCAGCAGGCTTTCCACCTCCTGTTACTTGAGCCCATGAAATAGTAGAAGTTGATGACATTGCGATACTTGCATTGATGTCTAAATATGTCCCATTCCAATGCAAGTACTGCCCAGCAGCATTCCCAAGGAAAATATTCATGGAACCACCACCAGCATCCCACACTTTAAAGGCACTCAACCCTCCTTGAGCACCACATAGAATCCCTTCTGGTCCAACGAGCAAATTACCAACTGTTGCATTTTGAACAACAGCCCCATCTTCATCCACTCTAAATACCTGGGTGCCATCAACTTGGTTAACTTGCAAGCCATACATATCAGTTGCTAATTTCCCAAGGAGAACAGTATTATGAGTGTCATCTGCATTACGAACAGCAATTGAGGAAGTTCCTCCTTCAAGATTGATCCTTCCATCACCAACGCTAATAGTACCATCAACATTCAAATTCTTTAAAGTTGTTTCACCTGTATCATTTACTCTAAAAACATCTGAACCCGCATGATCTTGAACTAATATACCATTTTCGTCTGTTCCAATTAAACCAAGTTTAATTTGTCCATTATTTACACCAATGTATTCAGTGGCATTAATATTTGCTGATACCAATTTATCAACCGCAAGATCAGATATTTTGCCACTATTTACAGCCAACTCCATAATGTTAGCAGAACCAATTACCATGTTGGCCTGTGCTTGCCATACAATTTCAAGAGCACCCGAGGTATTTTTAGCCATCACAAAAAAGTCTTGTTGAGATGGTGCCACATTTGCTCCAAAATATGAGATTGTGCCACTATCCCCTGACAAATCAGCTGCAACATAAAGCACTGTAGTACTCCCAGCATTAATTGTGAATATTTTACTTTTGTACACAACTGTGTGAGATGCCCAAGAAATACCTCCAGTTGGAGTGTTTGCCACCCAAATAGAAGACGCTGCCTCTTTAATTACTGGGACATTTGTGTACAACTGAGAGGCATCAATACTGAAATTATCAATGTCAGTGGCAAGAAGTGTTCCTGGAATTGTGTACACGACATTAGACCAACCATCATCTGCTGGACCTCCCGTGTTAGGAACATTCCCAGAACGGTCTCTAGGCGTTACTCTTGCATAATAGGCAAGTCCGGGAACACCTGAATACGTAAAGTTATTATTTAGTCCTACAGAGAATGAAATCAATCCAAGAGAAAATGTCTCATTATTTGCAATTTCAACAATGTATTCTAATAGGTCAGATTCAGTATTTGAATCCCATGTTAAAAATACCGATTTAAACGCTGATGTTGCAACTAATCCTACAACTGGACTGGGAGCCGTTGTATCCATAGCAGCAACAATAGGACCTTCATAAACAACCCAATTACTCACATTATTATACTTGTCAACTGCTTGGATCTGGAAATAGTATTCTTGCCCTGTAACCAATCCAGTAAGCTCATAAAATTTTAAAGGGGTTGATCGTTGTTCAGAAGCAGTAAATAATCCACTTGTGTCATACTGAATGTTGTACTGTAGAAAATCTTCTGGTTCGATTAAATTCCATGACAATGCAATTTTAGAAGTTGTTCCATCTGTTTCCAACGATGTTTCAGCAGTGTTCCATGTTGGGTCATCTGGAGGGACTGTATCCAATGGACCTAATGTGGCAACATTAACTGAGTATTCAGGAGAATATAAAAGAGCACTTTCCCCAAATGTGTCATATGCTGCAATTTTGATAAACCATTCACCTGGAAGGGCTGCTTTAAAAAATGAAGTTTCAGGACCTCTATTTATTAAAGTACTCTCAGAGGGAGTAAACCCAGATATTTGATTGGCGTGAATTAAATAACCAGCAACATCTAATTCTGACAACGGTTGAAAATTTACTGTAAATGCTTCAATGAATGAAGTTAAAACAACACCACTAACAACTGCTGGAGCTATATTAATAGCAGTCAATCTAGCTGGTATTACGGAAACGTCACCTTTTGTACCAACTGCATATAAAACAAATGTAACTTCTCTAGAAGGATGCCCTAAGGTATCAACATAATTTTTTTCGTAGTCATAATTGTATGTTTCTGTTTTTAAATATTCAGTTCGAATTAATACAATCCCATCATAAATCTGCAATTCATACCATTTAAACCATGTTGGGTACGTACTTGGAGAAGCAGGACCACTTGCTTCAAGTAATGGATTAGCTGTTATTGCATTCCAACGTAATTTAATATCTTTACCAATAAAGTAATTATTATTTCCCTGTCCAAACAATTCGAAACCTGAAACATTAGGAACAATTACAGTAGTTCCAGTAATACTTAGACTAGCAGTTGGAGCATTCTCCAACGACATTTTTTCACCGGCATAATTAACAGTCAAAATTGCAACACTAATATAAGATCCAGCAACTAAATTGTGATTTTCATAAATATAAAATCCTGTTAATGTCTCTGCAACTTTATGCCATGGTTGATCATCATGTATCCAAATCTCTGCAATTTTAAATGTGGATGATTGTGGGTTGTCAAAACTGATATGCAAACTATCAATCAAGACTCCATCAATGTTATAAACAAGTAACTCATGTAAAACTAAATTAGTGACTGGTGGCAATGGATTAATAACTGAATAATTTCGAGTTGGAATTACAGGGGTGCCATCATCTAATCCGTAAATGCTTTCATTGTATTCAACACAAGTGATGTTGATTTTTAAATCCTCAACTTTTTGCATTTGAATAACTTTGAAAGGTTTTGCTTCAATGTCAGTTTCACCAAATGCATAAACTGCATATACTTCTGGAATAGGACTAAAAGGACTGGAAACTGTAATAGTGTTTGTGACTCCCGGAGCATTAGTAACAGTTCGTTCAAGCAATGAATCATCATTGCACCGAACCATAATTGCATATGATGTTCCAGAAACAATGGTGACGTCTTGGTCAAGTATAATACTAGTTGATTGAGCTGATACTATCCTACCACCAGAACCCCATTGTGGTACATCAGATTGTAGTTCTATTACATCACCAATCGTACAGGCAATGGCATCAATATCAGCTTTGAATGAAACAGTACGAACTAGGTACTGGTTATATGCCAACCTGCGTGATGCGTACCTCCATGCCTCAGATGATTTTGAAATACCAATAACCTGCAAACCAACTTTACTATTAATGGTGTTAATGTTTCCATTAACAATGGTTAATTTGTCTCTAGCGTAGTCATTTTCTGAATTAATAAAATCCATTTCAATTTCTGCGGCACGATCTTCCAATGGTAAAAATACCTCAGAGAAAGAACTTTCACAGGTATTGCCAACAGAAAACAGATGTACAGGGTCAGATGCTTTATCTATTGCAAGAGTAAGATTAATACCATTCCATACAAGCATAGCAAAACCAACTTGGCAGACTTGGAGAGCAGCATCCCACACAGAGGTTTCAGCATCAAATGTACCATTGAAAGTCATTCGTTTTTCAGTTCCACCAGCACCATCCGGTACTAAGTCATTACACCAGTCTGCCCACTCAATAAACTTGGCAACATCAATACGTGCAGGAAGCATCCCATCATACCGAACAACAGTAAACCCACTAGCGGCATCTCCTGAGTAAACTGGACGAGTTAAAATGTCACAAAGGACCCATGCAGGATTGTTACTGTACTGTACACTCCATGTAACTCCATCAGAAGCACATACACGAACATACAAACAATCGCAAATAGCAGAAAACTTTAAACTACCAGAAAGAATTTCAGTACCCAGTGCATCAATACCAACAAGAACCTGTCTTGGATATTGAAATGGTATTGTGTAAATTTCACGTACTGCTGATATAAAAAAATCATTATATAAATAAGCTGATGAATTATCTGGTGTAATCCTTTGAATGTGAACTTCCCAATTGGACCCTTCTAATCCATATATGCGCCATATTTTACGCATGACTTTTTGGGAAGCACCTGAAATAGTACTTTGATTTAAAACATCCCTTGAATCCCGGATAACCTGAATTGTTAAATTCTCAAAATAAGACCACTGATACCCTGATTGCCAATCACCTGTATTGTGCCATGGTTGCCCTGTACTAGGGTCTCTAATCTCTGCTGGACCCGCCAGTGCTTCATACCAAGTTCCCCCATTCCACATTCCTGAGACCCATTTACCTAAAGACCACCCTGTATAAGTTCCAGGAGTAGTACTTGTCGTTTCCTCACTTACCCATTCCACATATTTAGTAATCACTCCATTTGTAAAAGAAACTTGTAACGACACTAGTGCTGTTTTAAATGCTCCTGAACTTTGATCTACTTCATAAAGTCCTTGGGGAAATGTAATTTCAACCTCAAGACCATTGTAATCAGTCCCAGAAGGTTCATAAATATAAGGACTGTTTGCAACTGTAATTTTCTGAGATAACGCATGTTCAATCCGTGTGTCCTCAAAATTCGAAAGGGGTGTTTGATTTAAAGTCCCCAATCTTACCTGAGGAACGGAAATTGAGGAACGGAAATTATCAATAGGTTGCTCATTTATCTTCATCCCACTGGAGGGGATATCAAAGAATGGACCAATACCAAGTGAAACAAGGGCATTTAGATATTGCTTATCTCCGTCACTTTCAAGATAGCCACTAATAGCATTACCATACAATTTACAGCGACCGTAGGAGCGTGGAATTGATACTCCCTGTTGCTGGAGTGTTTGTGGTGCCCAGGAATACGTGTTTGATTTATCATAGTCATTCCCAGCTATTGTTGGTACTGATGGTTTTGGCATGGGGAGTGCCATATTTACTAAAATTCCACCAACAACCATTACAGCAGCGGAAGCCATTCCCCCAATTAAAGGTCCATACAATGCACCAGCGGCACCCCCCGTGTAAGCTGCAAGAACAGCGACAACAATGATGGCTACAATACGCAGCACCATTTTACCATCTGAACCACCACCCATAATAGTTGGAACAAATAATATGTGATCCCCTGGACGAGGATACACTTCACACAAACGCTCCTCGGGAATTAAAATACCATTCAGAGATGCCGCGAAAACGACCTCTGTATTTATAGTTTTTTTAATGTCCAGAAGAGATTGATTTGGTGCGTACTCCCAGATAACGGTATCTCGATCAACACGATTAAGAGCATTGTGTATCTTCGTAAGTACTAATGGTTTGTCATTCATACAATCATCCTATAGTATCCTGCAATTTTATTTTTCCAAATAAGAGAAGTCACGGATTCAATTGAAACACTGGTGCCTTTAGTAATATGGATAAAATGTGTTCTGTCCATCATCATTCCAATATGAGTTACATAAGGAGGTACAAGCATAAACATTACAAAATCTCCTTGTTCTGGAATATCTATTTTTGTTGAGTACTTTTCAAGACCTTCAATAAACCGTGTTGCTTGAATTGTTGGATCTGATGAACTTTCATAATTTGGGAAAACTAACTTTTTACGCTTACAAAGTTCAACCATCAATCCTTTGCAATCAAATGAATCAGGACCACATGAACTATATTGAAAAGGTTTTCCAAGCAAATCTTTATAAGGTATAAAATCGTTCCATTTCATGCAAATCTAAAGCCCCCAACCTCAAGTCCAGGGCACCCTCCAAAACGAGCAGCATTGCTTTTGGCACGACAGGTGCTCAAAGTTCTGTTACAAGTTGTATCTGTTCCCGAGTATGCACATTCAGCACCTATTCCAGTATTGGCAGCACGTACTGCTGGACTGTTGAATTGCCAATTGCAATGCATGGCAAAATACTTATCTAGCAATCGTCTCCGCATAGGATTAGATGCTCCACATTTAATGGAAACCCAATCCTCCGCGCAAGTTGTAGAAAGTACTTCGAAATCCATTGTTAATTCAGTGTAGTCCTCAGTTAAATGTTCTGCACTTACAATGATCATTTCCACAAGAGAACCAATCCCACCATTGACAGCTTCTATGTGTCCCTGAATTATTCTAGTAACATTTGAAAGCTGAAATGTAATTGAAGGAATTTCTCCCGTACTGGTTTCTTTTGGAAAATCAACTTTAACAGGAAATGCAGTATACAGGTGTGTTTGAAAAGTAATATCTTCATTGTTTGGAACTAATCTAAAAATAGTTCCATCTGTCAATGTTACTTTAAGCAACATTAACCACGTTGAATCTTCTCCAAAAATGTTTTTGGCTTGTCGTAATGCAAGAGGTAATGAAAGTGCCATTATACTGTCCTTAACTGGAAACTAATTTTGTAATACCCATTAATGTCCACCGTTGTTGAGCATGTAACAGGTTTAACATATTTAACAGAATAGGTTACATTTGTTTTAAAATTTGTCCATGAGAATATTGTAACACATTTTACTGAATCATCGTGTGCCATTAAAAGTACTTTATCAGATTCATTTAACAAGTAAGAAACATCAATTAAATACAATTTCCTGGTGGTGCGGGAGCGTGTTTGAACATATCCCGCTTCCACAGGACTTGAAATTGTGTCATCCACTCTTGCTATTGAAACACTATTTGGACCGCTTGTGAGAGTTGGAAAAGCCATACAATTAACCCCTTACTGCATTCTTGAAAGTTGGATCCGTGTCCATTGCTTCAAGTATGATTGTTTTAACCATTTGTTTACCATCAAAATAAGAACTACCCTCTTTTGCTTTTGCCTGGGTCCCTGTTTGATTAATAATTTCAACTTTTAAATCCACTGCAGTTGCTTTCTTGTTGTCTGATGCTGTTCCAACACTTTCCCCTTCGTGGAGCATGTAGGGTCCTGTTTTAGGGACGTAATCAGTCCCAGAAGCATAGCTTCCAAGCACATACGAGGATGGAGAGACTGCATTATTATACCCACCAGAAGATGTGTATGTCTGTCCTGTACTACTACTACTACTACCCAAACTACTCAAAAAATTACCAGCAGCAGCAGCTAAAGGGCCTGTGATCTGTTGCTGAATTACAATACGGATCATGTCTTTAATAATACTGTCCGCTAAATCTTTAAAGCTAAATTTTCCAGTCATGACAAATTCTGTGATTGCATCAGTCATAGATTTGAATGCTCCAACAACAGCACTCTGCAACTCTGCACCGACACGCTCTGACTCCCTGGCATACTGTTTAAAGCCATCAATGAAACCCACCCAGGCACTTCTATCATTTAACAACTGTTGTTGTTCCTGAATTGTTCTGTTAACTCCTGTCAATGATGCCTGAACAGATTGGAATGCTTGAACTTCATCAGGTGTACTCCCTGTAATTGTTTGGAGTCTTGCTTCATATGCTGACTTTTCTAAATTTAACAAATTAATCCGTTTTGTGGTTGCTTCCGTTGTTGTCATTGCATATGTGGATTCTAATCCGTCCAATATGGAAATCTGGTTTTGGTGTTCCGCAAGTGCAATTGAAAGCTGTTTGTCAATCTCAGTTTGTTTGCCTTTTGAAATGTTGATTGAATCAATCAAATCGAGATACTTTAGTGCATCCTCCGCTTGTGCTGCTTTCCCAGAGTCACTTCCAAGGGCTGTTTCTTCCAATGCACGATACGCAGGAGTACTTTTTTGTGTCTCTGCTTTAATTTGAGCAGCCCTTTCCATCTGTCCGATCATTTCCAAATATTGTGCTGTAGTCGATTTAATCCCTGTATCCCATTCAATTTCTGCAAATTCTGTTTTCTTCTGGATCATTTCTGCAATAACTTTAACCATATCATCCGCAACAGTTTGATCCTCGGGTTTTGCGCGCCCCTGAAACTCTAGGGCTTTACTAAGTTGATCTTTGTAAAGATTCTGAATATTTGCCATCTGTGAATCAAAACTGCCATTCATTTGCAACAATTCAGCATTTAATTTTTCATAATCAGAAACAAAACCCTGAACTTCTTTTTGTCGGGATTCTGACATTTTAAAAATGTAATCATCATACGCATAACTAGATTTAATTAAAATATTTGCACGTTCTTGAAGTAATGTTTTTATTTCCATATTTGCTTTAGAAACGTCACCTGATGCTTTCACATATTCAGGAGATTTTGGGCCATTCATTTGTTTCTCAATACCAGCAAGACCTCCAAGAGATGCCGCATTTTGTCTTGCATTCCCAATCTGTTTGTCCTTTTCAGACAATTCCAAATTAGCAAGGTCTTTAAAATGCTGCCGAGCTTGTTCATCTTCTCCAATATAACGTTTAGCAAGAATCATTTGCTCCGCGTCATTCTGAGCTTTTAATAATCCAAGTGCTTGAACATTCATACCTTGCCGGGATGTTGCTTGAGCCTGCAATAATTTCTGTTCCGCTTCGAAAGCCTCCCGAGTTTTTACAACTTTTTGTTTGTAAACTGAATCAGATGTTTTATTTTCCCTTTGTATTTCTCTGTCCGCTAATTTCTGTAATGCTTTGTCACTAGCATTATACCGTTCCTCATACATTTTGTTATAGTCTTTCATTTTAGCAGATGCATCTAAAGCACCTTGCCCAAAATTGCCAAGAGTCATAACCTTAGTAGCAACACCAACCACTTGGAGAAGATGCGAAAATGTTGCTGTCATTGTGCCACCCATTTTATCAAGTAACATGGAGAAACGGTACATTTCCGCAATTACATCAGTGATAATAGTTCTTACTGTGGAGACTCCCTCAAGAAATGCGGGACTCCATGTTATCGCTTTTGTCTTTTCATCAACAGAAACGATCTGATTAGTAATTTCCATTAACTCATATTTCACGGACTCAAATACTGGTGTCATTGCTTGCCCACCTGCATTTAAAGCAATATCTTTGGTATTACTAAATAAACCGGCCCAAGTTTTTTGACTTTCAACCCCCGCAATTCTAAATGGTTCAAGTTTATTCATTAAGAAAGTAAATAATTTTTGGGCATCACCTTCCATCTTGGCAATATCTTCATTCCGCAATCCTAAAACTGTAGCAATACGTGAATTTCTAGGATTGATTGCACCCGTTAACAACGAACGTATTTCTTCACCCATCTGGTTGAAAGGCAGTCCAATTGCTCCAGCAGCCTGTACCATTGCAGCAGTAAATTGAACAACTTGATCCCTGTTGAATCCTTTGGCCATTGCAATTGGTAATGCTTGTTGGTACGCAATTACCAATTCATCTAATGTGGCAATTGTTTGTAGATTAATTGCCTGTAATTGTTTCATCATATCAGCAGAATCAGCCTGTGCAGCATGTAAAGCGGGGACTCCTTTAAGTATAGCTCCTGTTGTGTTGTTGATATAGTCCCCATTCAGCATAAAACTCGCCGCAATTGCAAGCTGTGAAGTTTCCAATTGTGCAAGATAACTAATTGAACCACCAACCATCGTTTTAATTGCTGCACCAAATTGATAAATAGAAAAAAGGCTAGCCGCACCTATCACCATACCTTTCATTGAATCAGCAACACCATTAGTAACAGGGACAATGCTCTGCAATTCTTTTTTGGAAGACTCTACGCCAGTTTTCAACTGGGAATTGTCTAACCCTATTTGTGCCCACATTGTCCCAAGATTCATTTACCAACTCCAAATGCAGAAAGTATTTTATTCGTTAAAGTTTTCACATCCAACTTTTTGGGTTTATGTTTTTCCATCTTTAAAATAAAATCAGAAGGAACTGCTGGTTTATTTTTTTGCAAATCAACATTGGTATTAAAAATTAAACTGCAAACTTGTCCTATTCTATAATCTGCTCTCCACTCTCCAAAGGGTTCAATTGTTCTGTCATACTCCATCCACTCAGTAAGTTGTGTGGATGAAATCTTCCCTAGCATTTCATCCACATTCACTTCCCCCATTTGCAATGCTAACTTAAACGCAAATTTCCTGATTGGATGTTCTGTTAGTTTTTTCTTATGACACCAGCTGCAAATTTCCCAATCCCATTTAATTCCTGTGCTGCCGCAAAAACACGATCAAGAGCAATCGAACTTTTCCCATTCAATTCAGGTATATCAGATTCTACAAACAGCCGATTGCCATCATCATCAACCATGCAAAAGGCACATAATTTAGCGCGGTAATCGGTGGATGTTAATTTAACCTGTGGAGTTTCTGAATCTTCATCAATTGAATACATGGTGGATTCAAATCCCTCACGTTCTGAACCTGTAAGTGTTCTAAGCATAACGTATGCATCTGAGTCCCCAACATCAGCCCATTCAGGAACCATGACTTTTTTCATTTTAAGGTCATCTGCTTCCAGTATCTGATTTTTATTTAAACATGTCATTTGTTGTCTCCTTTTATTGTGTGGAATAAAGGTGTTCACAAAATATGAACACCTTCAAATTAAGAACAATATTAAACTGTCCACGCTCCAATAGTAACAGTGCCAGAAATTTTCAGCGTAATAGGTGCTGAAATTTTATCGTCTTTTGGAATTTTCATACCAATGTCAGTTACTAATGCTGAAAAAGAAAGTTGCGTTTTTTCAGTATTAGGAATACGAATTTGGTAATTAACAAAATCATCATCCTCAAAATCTGCAACCATTGCAGCATAACCAGTTGCTGTAAAGTTCATATTACAGGTAATAGAGCCACCATCCCTGAACCCTGCTACGAATGTTTCATAACCACCTGTAGTATCCAAGCTGGTTGTGGTAATCGTTTTTCTTGAACGACTCGGACCATCAATATCATTGATATCTGCAATCGCTGCAAAAGTTGGTGACGAAGCCATGTTACTTTTCATAAATCTTACACCTACACCTGACATTGCCATAATTTGTTCCTCCTTTTAATTTACTGCTGTTCTGTGAATCCGAAAATTCAATGTTAGTAATGCTCGACCATTTGAATCATAACCTAATGGAATGATATCCCCCATTGCCCATATCCCTGTGTAGATATAACCTCCTTCCTCGAAAGAATTTGAGCCATGAAGCAAATCTTTAATTTCTGATAGTATGGCATACCCTGATATGTAATTTCGATTCCTGACCCGTACCTGCACTGTTGGACGTTGATAATTACTCGCAACATCAGGAGGAAAACCCCCTGTATCAAAAATAGTAATTGTGTCATCAGGTACAAGTGGTTCTGAACTCACGTATAATCCAGTTCCATATGTAGGCATTGTGCTTAAATCACCAATTATCTGAGCTATGTCATACGCTGGAGTACTCATTTTGTCTCCATTTTCTTACCAATAATTGCAACCAAAGTGCCTGAAAGAGCTTTTATTGGATCTTCTAAAAACTTTGCTTTCGATCCAGGTTTTTGAAAATTAGCATCTACCATTTCATGTACATAGACTGCATAAGAAGCAGTTAACCCAATTTCAACGATGGGTCCTTTGAGAGTATCAAATGGAGTTGGTCCATACCAACTATTAACAAGATTCCCCTTATCGACAGGAGTTTCTTTTTGTCCTTCAGCGCGAACCAATGCACCAGCTTCAATTAATCCGGCAGTTCCAGTAACCTCAAGTTTCTTAATTGCAGAATTGAGGTTTTTTAAAACAACATCCAGTCCATTTATTCCTACTTTCACAGCAACCACACTTTCGACAAAGATCCTTTTGATACTCCCGGGCAATTATAGAGTGCTTTAATCTTTCTGACATCATCTACTCCATGCGGGGAATCATCGGATGGAAGGTCTGCAAGAGCACCAAGCCACAAACACCCTTCCAATACAACATCAACCGCTGGATACGCAATGGAAATGCTTCGTTCCTCTGTTCCTTCTTTGCTAATAAAAATCTCATTCTTATCTTCCCATCGAACAGCAATTTCCACAGGATCAGCATAAGTTGGTTGACCCAAACCATCAGCAGTTAAAGGAGCCCAGTAAACAGCAATCTGTTTACGTGAAACTTTCATTTGATACCTTCCGCAGGAGGTATTGCATCCCCTTTTGCTTTATAGTAATCACTTCCAACCTTGATTGATTTTAACGTACCAAGAGCAATTAACATCGCATCAAAATGAGGTACAATTGTATGTGCTAACAAGGCATAAACCTGCATTGCTATTAACATCAACATACCAAAAATGAAAATTGCATCCGTGGGACTCTGTGGTTTGGTTGCATCAATCAATGCATTTATGCTTTCTCTAAATGTCATGTCATGCCTCCGAATTTTCTAACATAACTTTAATCTCTTGGTAATACTTTGCAATCTTTTCAGCACAATCTATACCATTAATAATTCGTCTTGCATTAACAGGGTCCTCAGTTAAT